GCCCCGCCGCGCTGGGGGGCGGCTAGAACGGGGGCTCGTCGTCGGCAGCGGGGCCGGACGGGGGCGGGGCGGAGCCCCACGGGTCGTCGGCCGGGCCGCTGCCGCGAGGTGCGCCTGCGCTGTCGCGCGAGACCTTGTTGACCTTCGCGGTGGCGTAGCGCAGGGAAGGGCCGATCTCGTCGACCTCGAGCTCGATGACGGTGCGCTTCTGCCCGTCGTGCTCGAAGGACCGCTGCCGCAGCCGGCCCGACACCATGACGCGCATGCCGCGGGTGAGGGACTCGGCGACGTTCTCCGCGGCCTGCCGCCAGATGTTGCAGCGCAGGAACAGCGCGTCGCCGTCCTTCCACTCCCCCGACGCCTTGTCGAAGGTGCGCGGGGTGCTCGCGACGGTGAAGTTCGCGACGGCCGCCCCGGACGGGGTGAACCGCAGCTCGGGGTCAGCGGTGAGGTTCCCGATGACGGTGATGACAGTCTCGCCTGCCACGAGGGCTCCTTCCAGGGGTGATGTGTCGCGGCGTGGGCTCAGGAGCAGCCGGGCTCGGCGAGGGCGGCGCAGTCGTGGCAGGCGGTCGCGCTGGAATTTCGGACGGCGATCTCGCCGAACTCGCCGCACGCCGAGCACCGGTCGCTGGCGACGGCGTGGATGGCCTCCATGTAGGGCCGATCGAGTGCCTGCACGTCAGGGCTGAGCTGCTCGAACGGGATCAGGGACCTGTGATCCGGCTGGGTCTCGTTTCGCCAGAGCGCCCATGCATCGTGGACGTCGCGGAGGGTGGTGTCGGCCCCTTTCGCCAGGACGAGAAGGGCATAGAGCCGCAGCAGTTTCGGATCGTTTCCGGGGATGAGCTGGTCGAGGCGGTCGACGATCTGCTGCACGTAGTTCACGGTGTTGGTCACCAGTTCTCCTGGGTTAGGCGCCGGGCGCGAAGCGCAGGCGGGGGTCGTTGAGGTTCGGGCCGGACCTGATCCGGGCGGAGTGGCCGATGTGGAAGCCGGTGCCGGGGCATGCCGGGTAGACGCGGAGGGCGCCGGCGTTGCCGTAGCGGGCGCGCATGGCGCGGAGCACCGCGCGGGCGCTCTTCTTCGAGAACCAGCCCTGCTTCCCGCAGTCGTCGCAGGTGAAGTCGGTGGGGACGCGGGTGTTCACCGCGCACCCCCCGAGGGGACCGGGGCGGCGGCGAGCACCGCCGCCGCCCCGGCGGCCGCGCGCGGCGCGGCAGGCGCGCGCACCGTCAGGCCTCGTCGGGCTGTGCCTGCTGCCCGGCCCAGAAGCGGTCGACGATCTCGCGGTCCTCGTCGGTCGGCTCTGCAGGCGGCGGACCGACCTCTGCCTCTGGCTCCGCGACGGCGGCACGCCGGCCTCGCCCGCGGCGGACGTCGCTACCGCCGGTGAGCTCATCCTGCGACACCGACGTCGCCGCCGTCGGGAACTCCTGCTCCTTCGTCACCTCGCGCGCCTTGAGCGACTTGTAGGTGACCAGCAGGTGCGCGACGTCTTCCGCGTCCCAGCGGCGGGACTCACGCCCGACCTTCGCGACGAGCTGCTCCTCGGTGATGCCGAAGTCGTTCCGGAATGCTGCGATCGCGCCCGCGATGCGCTCCTCGAGCGGCTTGCCGTCGCCAGCCTTCAAAGTGGCCCGGCAGATGTCCTGTGCCTCGCCGACGAAGTCGTCCGGGAGCACGGCGAAGATCGCCTCGCGGACGCGGCGAGCACCGACGTTCGCGTTGTTCTCGTAGATCTCCTGGGTCTTCTCGAGCTTCCTGGTCGTCCGGCCGACGTCCTTCTTGTGCGGGACGATGAACGTCTGCTGCGACCGAGCGTTCGTCTGCAGGTCCCACGCGTAGGCCTGGATCTCGGACTGCCCGTACTCGTCGTCCTGCCGCAGCTCGGTGATCCCGTAGTCGACGTTGCCCCAGATCCGCGCCAGCTCCCGGGCGAGGTGCACCGACGGGCCCTCGACGGTGTCACCGCTGCGGGGCAGCTTGTAGAAGGCCCTCTCGGCAAGCCGGTAGCGGCCGCAGGCGGCCCGCATTCGCCGGTAGGCGTCCTCCTCGTCGCGGGGCACGTCGTGGGCGAGCCGGACCCGGAAGTACACCTCCGACTGCGCGCGGGACTGCTCGACCGCGGTGCCCTGGCCGATCCGGGCGGGACCGGCAGCCGGCAAGTTCAGCGGGACCGTGGCGGCCTGGTTGCGGACGGCGGGCTGATTCATGCGATCTCCTGGGAGGTGATGGGGTCGTAGTCGCCGCGCTCCCAGGCGTCCTCGTGCTGCCGGATCGCCCAGGGCGGGAGGCTGGTCTTGACGAGCTGGTCGGCGCCGTAGCCCGGCCAGTGGCCGGTGGCGGCGCAGTGCCGGTAGATGGACAGGGCACGCCCGTTCAGACGGGCACCCCAGGTGAGCGCGTCCTCGTCGAGGTAGGTGACGGTGACCAGGTGCGGAGGCGTCTTCTCGACGAACACGAACACGAACGCGGGCTCGACGCCCTGGTGCAGGCCAAGGGCCTTCGCGCCGGCGAGGTACCAGTCGGCCTGCTGCCCGTATCCGTAGGTGTGCACGGACTTGCTGATCGATGTCGGGTCTGCGGACGCGGTGCTCTTGACGTCGACGATGATCAGCCGCTGCCCGTCGGTGACCTGCTTGTCGAGCATCGCCCGGCACATCACCCCGGTCTCGGGGTCCTGCCAGACGAGGACCTGCTCGACAGGGCCGTCGCGGTCGAGCAGCGGCCCCGCGACGGGGTGGGCGCGGACCGTGTCGGCGATGTCCTTCACGGCCTGCCACTCGTGGGCGAGGACGGGGACCCGGCCAGCGGCGTATGCCTCGTCCCGCTGAGCCTTTGCGGCCTTCGTCCGGTAGCCGTCGGCTTCGATGACCTCGACCGGTTCGCCCACGCCGAGGATCTCGGAGTGCACGGCGTGGCCGATGTCGAACTCCCGCTTCGGGGGCTGCCCGTTGTCGACGTAGTGCTTGAAGAGGGCCGGGCACGACGGGGGGAGGAGCTTCCGGGCGCCGGTGGAGGAGAGGCTTCCGCCTGCGACGGGGTCGGCGTGGTACACGTGCGCGGGCATGTCGTAGACGCCCCGCTGGGTGATGCGGATCTGCGGGGGGCGTTCCTCGCAGAACGCCTCGTGGAGCGCGGCGCGCATCGTCGGCGAGTCGGCGAGGTTCGGGGGCTGGTCGTCGGGGTTCACGCCGTCCACCTCGGGAACTCCGCCGAGACGACGGTGAGGGTGTCGCGGGCGAGGACCTGCGGGTTCGGGTGGCCGTCGGCGATCAGCCGGAGGGCGGTGAGGAGCAGCTGATCGGCGAGGCCGTGTCCGTGCTCGGGGTCGTCCTTCCCGATGGCGGTGAGCCGGTCCCGCACCTCCTCCGGGGTGATCTTCTGGGCGCCGAGGCCGAGGACGTAGCCGGGCAGCTCGGCGAGGATCTCTGCGTTGCTGCTCATCGGGGGTCGTCCCTTCCTTCTCGGCGGTCTTCGGCGGCTTCGATGCGGAACCGGTCGCGCTCCTCGGCGGCCAGCACGGCGCGCGGGGTGAGGCGGCCGGAGCGGCGGGCGGCCAGCTCGGCGAGCCCGTCCTGGCGCTGCAGCTCGCGCATCCGCGCCCGGTAGGCGAGGCACTCCTCGACCGTCATCCCGGCGGGAGGGTGGACCGGCGCGTCGGGGTCGAGGAGGTCAGTGCGGACGTCGATCACGGCTGCACCGCCTCGGGGCGGACCTCGGCGACCCAGGCGGCCAGCATCCCGACCATCTCGGCCTCGGTGCCGCGCGCGGACGCGGGCAGCGCGGTCGGAGCGATCTGCCCGGCGGCGAGCCGCTCGACGAGCGCGTCGTCGGACTTCAGCGCGGCGACGTCGAGGACCTCGGGCGCCTCGCGGGCGCGGCGGGAGCCGCTCATGCCATCCGCCCCGAGTAGTCGACGATGTGGCGGGCGAGCGTCCAGACGAGGTCCGGGTCGAGCCGGGCGTCGCCTGGCTTCCCGGCCGCGATGCGGCGGGCCAGCAGCCCGGCCGGGAGCGCGGCGGCAATCCGCTCGGCCGCTTCGTGGGTGAGCCAGCAGTCGCCGCGGTCCTCACCGGCGGCGTTGTCGTAGGAGACGAACAGGCGGGCCGAGTGGAAGTCGTCGGAGTCGCCGTCGGAGTCGGTGAGGATCTCGGCGTCGACGGCGGCCGGGGGCACGCACAGCAGCTCGGCGAGCGTGACGATCGACCAGCGGGAGTCTCCGTCGGGCGGCGCGGGCAGCACCCCGCTCGGCTGCGGGTCGGGAGCGGGGTCGCCGGTCATGGGGTCGAGGCCGCGCAGGGCGCGGACGAGCATCACGTAGGAGTCGTCCGGCAGGTCGCGGTCGAGCGCCGCGGCCCGGATGACCTCCTCGGGGACCCTCACCGCGCCTCCCCGGAGGTCGCGGTGATCGACTTGATCGCGGCGCCGTGCTTGTTCGCGGCGAGCTTGGTGCGGACCCGGATGAGCTGGTCACCGGGCAGGTTGCGGTCGAGCATGTCGCGCGTCAGGTCGTGCAGCTCGCGCAGCGTCATGCCCTCGGGGCTGGCCGCCTGGTGGGTGACGATGATCTGGGTGCTCACGAGGGCGCTCCTCCGTGTCGGGGGCAGTGGGTGTGGCCGGGGGCCGGGGGTTCGGAGCACTGCTGGCGGCACCCGCCAGCGGTGGAGACGAAGGCGCAGCGGGCGCGCTCCGTGGGGCGCAGGAGGGCGGCGACCGTGCGCTCGTCCGCGGTGATGGCGCGAGCGGCAGGCAGGGAAGGCGCGAGGAAGAAGTCGCCGCCCGGGTTCTCGGGGGTGATCGTCGTGCGGTCGGTGACGCGCCACGGCGTGCCAGGACCTTCGAGGCGCTCGAAGTCCCACCGGTCGTCGGCCGACCGGGCGTTCCACACCTCGTCCTGCTGGGAGACCAGGTGGCGGCGGCGGACGGTGGCCGTGTGGTTGAGCGCGATGCGCTGCTGGGCGCCCATCACGCGGCCGTCGCCGCGTCAGCGTGAGCGCGCACGGGGATCGGGACCTCGATCCGCAGCGCGGTCGGCACCGGGTACGCGAGCAGCTGGTTGATCTCGGCTCCTGCGCAGCACCGGGCGACCGGCACGCGGTAGATCCAGGCGCTCCCGGCGCGCTGGTAGACGACCTCCGCTTCGGCGTCGTTCGGGGCGTCCTGCGCCTCGGGACACCCGGCGCAGGCGTCGAGTTCCGCCGGTTCGACGAACACGATCTCCACGCCGTCGCGGTGCAGCGCGCTGTGGATGTCGAGCGCTGCGGACCAGTCAACGAGCAAGCTGTCCACCGTCTTGCCAGTCACTAGACAGGCTGGTGACGCGGGCGCCTCGTACACTGACGACATCGGCCGTCCTTCCCAGGTGTGGCGGTCGTGGGGCTTGGTCGGGCCCCGGGCCCTGTCGAGTTGGCGCTCGGCAGGGCCCCGACCTTTCTTGCCCAACCCTACCGCTAGTTGCCTCTAGTTTCCACTCTGAGTTGCCTGTTGGGGATTTCTATCACCCGGTCCCCGAAACGCCGACTGCCGCACCCGCGAGTCGCGGATGCGGCAGTCGAAGGGCCGGCGAGGTGGCAGCTCAGGCTGGCGCCTCCCCGAGCACCGCGCGCCCGATGTCCTCGACTACGTCCGCCCACTTGGCCCGCGGATCCATCACCTCGGCGATCTCGCGGAAGCTCACCGCGGTGAAGACGAGCCCGCCCTCCTCGGCCGCCTTCGCCGCGGCCTCGAGCCGGGCCGGCCAGTCCACCTGGGCGGGGCCGGCGAGCACCTCGCGAGCCCGGCTCAGCACCGCAGCCGCGTCCAGGCGCACACGCGGCGCCGGGCGCAGCCCCAGCAGCCGGCCGATCTCCTCGACCGCCGCCCGGTCCTCGGCAACCTCGGCGGGCTCCTCGGTGAAGTCCGTTCCGCCGTGGTCGCGGAGCAGCCGCAGCGCGGCCCGGCCGGCGTTGTGGCGCCGCAGCTGCCGGAGCACCGCCGCGGCGAGCCCGATCTGCTCGCAGTTCGGGCTTGCGCCGTTGAGCAGGTTCACCAGGCGGGACACGTCGTGTGTGCCGGTCGCAACCAGGACCACGACCGGGTCGCCGTGCTCGTCGTCGTAGGCGCGGGTCTCGTAGCTCATCGGACAGCTTCCTTGGGTCCGGACGGTCCGTTCAGGATCCAGAGCGCGGCGTTCTCGCGCGGGTCGTCCGTCAGCGGCGGCTCGACCATCTCGCGGGCTCGCTGCTCGATCGGCTCCAGCTCGGCCACTCGGGCAGCAAAGGCATCAGCGGCTTGCCGGACGAACTCGGCGGCGGCCACGGGGTCGTCGCCTTCGGCGCGCAGCGCGCGAAGCACGTCCTCCTGCAACTTCTCAAGCTTCGTCGCGAGCTGGCGCGTCGTCTCACGATGCTCAGCCAGCTCAGCGGCGGCGTCGTACACCCACATCGCCCCCGCAGTGTCGCCGTGAGCGGACAGAGCATGCGCAGGCAGGTGCTCGAGATCGACCGGCTTGCGCCGGCGCATGGCGGCGGCCGGCATCGGCGGGTTTCGGCGCTCGAACTCCCCGGCGGTGGTGATCACGCGGCGCCCGCCATCTCCGCAGCAAGGGCGGCGCCGATCGGGGACGCGAACGGGTCGCCGTCGGCCGGCGTCCACTCGATCCCGGCGAACTCGACCGGGGCTGCGAGGTCGAACCCGCGGGCGCCAGCGGGCGGCTCGATGGGCGCCACCGTGCTGGACGGCGCGACCTCCCGCTCCGTGTGCTCGTCAGTGCTCTGCGACAGCGACTGCTGCTCAGTGCTCGGCTGCTCGTCCGGGCGCACGTCGACGTCCTGCACCGCGGGCTCGTCGTGCACGGCGGGCTTGCGGGTCGTCCTGGCGGTGCGGGTGCGGGTGGTGCTCATGTCGGTCGTTGCCTTCCTGGGTCGGTGGTGCGGTCGAGTCATGACGCCGCCTGCTCGGCGGCGAGGATCTGGTCGAGCGTCGGGAGCGGAGTGCGCTGCGCGCGGGCCGGCGGGCGGCGGGTCCGGCCGAGGCGGCGATCGAGCTCGGCGACCGCGTCGGCGTTCTTCTTCGAGATGCGGTGCCGGTCCAGCTGGAGCGCGCGGCCGTCGTGGCCGATCTCGCGGGAGATCCACGCCTTCGGCCAGCCGCGCATGACCATCCAGTCGATGAGCTTCCACGTCGGGCCGGCCGGGACGAGCCCTCCGTGAGGGCCGGCGCCGGTGTGCTCCTGCGCTGCTTCGACGGTGAGAGCGAGGATCCGCCGCTCGCGCTCCGGGTCGATGCGGGAGACATGCCCGTACGCGATGTTGATGATCGACTTCGGGTTGACGCCCGCCGCGCGAGCGAGCGGCTTCTGCCCTGCGCCACGGGCGATCAGCTTCTGCAGGTGCTCGCGCGCGGGCCCGGCATCGACCAGGTCGGTAGCGATCTCGCCGCTCTGCCGGCGGCGCTCGTAGTCCGCGTTCGCGTCGCAGCACGAGTCGCACCGACAGCCGCGGGCGTAGGCCCACCGGTGCCCGTGCTCGACGTCGTCCCGGACGGCACGGTCCGCCAGGTCGGGCCGAACGGTGACCTCCCACTCCCAGCCCGGCACCTGCTCGAGCGCGGCGACCCGGTCCGGCGCCAGCTCGCCGCGGCGGTAGGACTGGCGCTGGACGGTGCACCAGCGCGACAGGTTCAGCTCGTGGTCCGGCAGCTGCTCGACATGCTCGTACGGGACCCGCGCCGTATGGGCTCGGGTGACGTACTGGCGCAGCGCGAGGTAGCCGAGCCGCCAGGCGGTCTCCGCCTTCTCCCAGCGCAGCGGCTGCCAGTCGTGGCGGCCGACCAGCTGCAGCTCCAGCTCGAGGGCGGGGTGGAGTCGGCCGGTGTAACGGCGGCGCCGCACGGCGGTGAGCCACGCGCCGAGCGGGAGGCCGTCGTCGTGGTGGTAGTCGTGCGGCGGGTTGAGGTCGTGCTTCCACGCGCCGTACTCAGCGAGCGCGTCGACCATGCGCGCGTCGTCGTCCGGGACGAGCCCCCACCGCCAGCAGGGAAGCTGCTCAGCCGCGCGCTCGAGGTGGCCGGGGAGCTGGCCCCGACGCCGGCGGGCCGCGGTGTCGACGGCGAACTCGGCGAGGCTGCGGTACGCGCGGGCGCCGGGCTCGGCGCTCCCGGTCCAGCCCGGGGTCTCTCGCAGCCACTCCCACCGTTCGAACTCCGACACGCGCGCCGCGCTGTGCCGGCGCTTCCACGCCGCGGCCGCCCGCCACCACGCCACCTCACGGGCGTTCCACGCCCAGCCGGGCAGCTTCTCCAGCGCTTCGACGCGGGCCGGTTCCAGCGTTCCCTGCTTGTAGAGCGTGCGCTGCCGGACGACCCAGGCGCCGAGCGCGACTCCTTCTCGACGGACCTGCTGGCTTGGGCGCGCCACCCCGTGCTCGCGCGCGTGCGCCACGAGCAGGTCGTAGCAGTGCCACCACGATGCGCCGGTGCGGTCGAGCGCACGCAGCATCCAGCGGTCGATGTCGAGCCCGTCGGGCAGCTCGACGTGGAGCTGCGGCCCGTACCGCTGGTCACCCCGTCCGGGGCGGTAGCCGCCGATGCCGCCCGGTGTGGTGCGGGCGCGCAGTCGCGCGGCGAACCGCGGGTCCATCGACGCGAGCGCGCGCAGGGTGATCCAGACGTGGCGCCAGGCGGTGCTCGACAGCTCGGTGTCCTCGTCCAGGCCGCTGCCGGTGGTGACGGCGAGGACGACGCGGCCGCGTTCCTTCCCGGGAGCCAGGCGCATCGCCCGGCCGACGGCCTGCACGATGTCGACGGGTGAGGTGCGCGGTTCGGCGAACACCACGGTGTCCACCGCGGGGACGTCGACGCCCTCGGTGAGGATCCGCGCTGACGCCAACACAGCCGCGTTTCCTGGGGGTGGGTCAGCGAGCCGCGTGAGGGCGGCGGCGCGCCGGTGCGCGCCGTGCCGGGCTTCGAGGTGCTCGGCCTGTATCCGGACGCCGTCGGCAAGTTGGAGCCTGTCGAGGTGCCTTGCGAGCTCGCGGGCGTGGTTCACGCGGGAGTGGAAGGTCAGCAGGCGTCGGCCGCCGTCGCGGATGGCCGCGAGCACGGCGTGCATTGCGCCCGGGGCGTCGGCCGGCCCGGCGCCGGGCCGGACGGCGAGGACCTCGACGTCGTAGTCGACGAGCCGGCCCGCCGCGACGGCGTCGGCGAACGTCGCCCGGTACACGGTTGGCCCGAAGAGGGCCTCGTCGTCCAGGGACAGCGGCGCGGTGACATCGTCGAGGTCCGCGTCGGCCGTCCAGGCCGCTGCCTCGACCGGGGTAGCGGTGAGGAAAACGCGGCGCCGGGCCGGGAGGGCGTCATCGTCGAGGACGGCGCGGAACTCGCGACGCGGCTGGCCTGCGAGCCGATGCGCCTCGTCGCACACGATGAGGTCCGCGACGACGCCGGCGCGCTGCAGCGCTGCCGCGACGCGGGGCGCGGAGTGGTAGGTGGAGACGATCACGCGGGCGGGTCCGCCGCCGGCGAGGAACGCGTGGATCGCGCGCTCCGACGTGGAGGCGGTCACCGAGGCACGAGCCCAGGCAGGCAGCTCGAGGTCGTCGAGTGCGACGGCTCGACCCGACCCCGGATCCGAGCACACGATCATCGACTGGTGATGCCAGGAGGTGTCCGAGCGCCACGCCAGCAGGGTCTGTGGGACCAGGGCGAGGCTCGGCACGAACACGACGGCGAGGCGGGCACCGAGCTGCTGGGCGAACCAGCGCCCGAGGAGCGTCTTCCCGGAGCCGCAGGGCATCACGACAACTCCGCGGCCGCGCTTGCCGAGCCGCTCGTGCAGGCGGTGCAGCGCCTGGCGCTGAAGGGCGTGCGGTTTGCCCGTCATGCCGTTCCGCCTTCCTGCGCGGCTGCGGACCCGTCCAGCAGGACGGCGACGACGTCGGTCGGGATGCCGTAGACGCGGGCGACCGCGGCGATCTGGTTGTCGCGCATCCGCTGGAGGGCGGCTCGCCGGTCGACCCAGATAGGGCGCTCGGCTGTGTCATCGCTCACCGGGCGCCGCCAGCGGTGAGGACGGCGTCGGCGACGAGCCGCACGTTGGTCTGGTCGCAGGACAGGAGGACGTCGAGCAGGTCGACAGGGGTGCCTGCGCCGATCGAGCAGGCCACGGCGAGCACGCCTCGCTCGGACGACGTGTCGAACAGCCCACCTCCGGAACCGCCGACCGCGAGGAGCTGGTGCAGTGCTGCCCAGTCGGGCTGGGCGAGCAGGTGCTCGTCGTCGCCGCCGAGGGCGACGTGGCGGAGGAACGGTTCGCGGCGCAGCCAGTGGCCGTGCGCGATGAGCAGCTCGACGGCGGCCATGGACGGCAGGTAGCCGTCGGCCCAGCGGCGAAGTGCGGCCCGGAGTTGGTCGGGGTCGAGGCGGGCGCCGGGAGTCTTGACCATGGCGGTCACCGCCTGACGAGCGCAGTGGTCGCGCGAACCATGCGGGTGAGCGGGGTGGCGCGGTGCCGCCCGGGAGGACCGACCGGGAGGTTGCGAACCCAGGTAGCCACGGGGCGGCCGCCGGGGATTTCCGCGCTGTGGCGGCCGGCTGCGGCGTGGCCGGTGGCGGGAGCGGCTTGGGCGGGTCGTGAGCGGGCAAGGGACAAGGTCACCAGGTGTCTCCTGTCTAGGTGGTCGGTAGACGGGATGGGCAGGGGTGGTCGGGCCGAGGAAGTAGGGGTCAGCCGGCGCGGCGGACGGCGCGGAGCCGTGCGCAGCCGCAGGCCTCGCGCTGGGCAGGCTCGTCGAGGCCCTGCACGTAGGCGTCGACCGCGGCATCGGCGAAGGTCCAGCGGCCCCGGAATCCGCTCTGGTGGCCGTGGAGGCGACCGGATTCGGCGAGGCGGCGGATGGTGCAGACGTTCTTGTGGATGCGGTCGGCGACCTGGTTGCTGGTGCGCCAGGTGATGGCGCTCATGAGGCGTCCACGAGGGCGTAGCGGTGGACGTTCGGCTGTAGCGCGGCGGGTGCGACGCCGAGACGGTTCGCGATGACGGCCTGCAGGGTGGCGGGCAGCAGCTCGGCGCCGAGCTCGAGGCGGGCGAGCCGGTCGACGTCGATGCCGGTGTCGTGGGCGAGGGTTTCGAGGGTGAGGCCGAGGGCCTCGCGGAGGATCCCGATCGCGGGACGCTGCCCGGTGAGGACCTCGGGGGCGACGTCGAGGGCGGCGGCGATCGCGGCGGTCTTCGGGGCTTCGGCGCGGCGCTTGCCAGTCTCGATGCGGGAGAGGTAGCCGGTGCTGATGAGGGCGCGGGCGGCGAGCTCGTCCTGCCGGAGGCCGCGGGCCTGGCGGAGGGCTCGGACGGTGGCGCCGTTCGCACGGATGTTGTCGTGCTCGCAGGGGCGCGGTGTGGTCACAAGAGGAACATACAGGCAACTACAGGCATGTTCTAGTGCATGTAGTGGCAGCTCGGTCCCTCTCGGAGCAGCTCGCTGCTCAGAGGGTGAGACGGAAGTAGCTTCGGGTTCCCTCTCCTGCCAGCCGATTTCCTCGACTTGCCTGCCATGATGACTCGGTGAGCCTTGGAAACCGGATACGCTCTGCCCGCGAAGCGGCAGGCCTCACCCGAGAGGAGCTTGCCGAGCGCGCCGGCGTGTCCGCCCGAACGCTCGGCAACTGGGAGCGGGGCACCGCCCTCCCACGAACGGGACTCGGCGCGCTCGAGCGCGTCCTCGGCGTCCGCCTACGCGAGGGTGCTCCAGAACAAGACGCCGTGACCCTGACCGGCGCCACCGACGCGGAGGTCCTGGCGAACCTCGCCCAGCGCCTCGCCGACCGCGACCGCCGGATCACCGAGCTACAGGAGCAGCTCGAGGCTGCACGACAGCAGGCTCAGCCATCGGATCCGACACCAACCAGGTGGGCTGCACGGTCGCGCGGCACCGGTCCGGGACGGTGAGCGCCGTGAGCGACCCGGAGACGCTCGCCTCCTACGTGCAGTCCTGCATGAAGGCGGTGGGGATCGACTCGATCCGCGGCCTCGCCTCGAGGGCCGGTATCGCTCCGGAGACAGCTCGCTCGATCTTCATGGGGAGGTTCCCGAACGAGCGCACGCTGCAGAAGATCGCCGATGCCCTCCCCGCGTCGCTGCAGCGGATGCGGGAGCTCACCGCCCGCCCGCCTGGTGAGCGCGAACCGTTCGTTCTTCCCCCGGAGGCAGACCAGCTCAACGAGCGGCAACGGTCCGTCGTGCTCGCTGTAGTCCATGCGCTGCTCGACGCGTCCACGGCCGGACTACAACCCGGACATACCACCGAGACCGATCACGCTCCGAATCCACCTGTTCGGCTGGTCGGGCGTCAGCGTGACACGAATGGCCCAGATGTCTGACGTCGGGGAACTGACGGGCCGTGATCACATTGATCTTTCCTGGTATTTCCTCTAGTTGCCACCGGCGGTGCCCGTCCCTCCCCTCCAGAATCGGCCCAGTGACCAATCCGCTGACCGACGCAACCGCTCCCCCGGCATCCGAACCAACGGGCACGGCTCCGGTCGGACGGCTCGACACCCCGGTCGTGCCGCTCCTACTCGCCGCCCTCCGGAGCCGCCGGCGGATCACCTTCGTCCTCGCCGACCGTGTCACCCTCGGGAACCGCTACGGCCTCACGGACCTCCAGGAGAGCGTCGTGTTCCTCGATGAGACGAACACGATCGGCGAGATGCACGCGACGATCGTTCACGAGTTCACGCACCTGATCTATCCCAACTTGTCCGAGGAGGAGGTCGAAGCGATGGCGGCTGAGTTGCTCGTTCCGCTCGCCGTAGCCCTGGAGGCCCACGAACGCAACTCGATCGAGGAGACCGCTGAGCGTCTCGTCGTCGATGGCCGCCTGATCCGCGCCCGCCTCCGCGCCGCCGAGGCCACACCGCCCGCCCATATCGATAAGACGGCGTGACGCATGGCCTGGGCCGAGAAGATCCCCGGCAGCGGGAAGTACCGCGGCCGGTACCGCGACGCCACAGGACGCGCCCAGACCCTCGACGAGGGGCCGTTCACACAGCCAGCCGAAGCCCGTCGCCGCGCCTCAGTCGCCGAGGACAACGCCAGGCGACGTCCGGGGCGCCTCATGCCACGCGGCGGCCGCATCACCTGGGCCGACTGGGCGGACATCTGGTGGCCTCTGCGCGCTGTCGAGCCGGGCACGCTCCAGCGGGACATGTCCCGGCGCAAGACGCACCTCGAGCCGAAGTGGGGCACCACGCGCCTCGACGCGATCCGCCGCGACGCAGTCCAGGAGTGGGTCAACGACCTCTACACGAGCGGCATGGCCGCGGCGACGGTCGAACGCTGCTACCGGCTCTTCTCGGCGTCGATGAAGGCTGCGGTCGTGGCTGAGCGGCTCGACGCCACCCCTTGCGTGAAGATCGACCTGCCCAGGAAACCGCCGGCCGACGAGCGCTACCTGACCCACGAGGAGGTCGAGGCGATCACGCACTTCCTCGACCCGCAGGCCGCGCTGCTCGTGTGGTTCCTCGTTGGCACCGGCGTGCGGTGGGGCGAGGCCGTCGGCGTCCACCTGCACCGCGTGCACCTCAAGCACGCGCGCCTCGACATCCACGAGGTGTGGGACCAGCGGACCGGCGAGATCAAGCCCTACCCGAAGGGACGCCAGAAGCGCTCCGTGCCGCTCTCGGCGAGCCTGACCGCGAAGCTCAAGACGCACGTGAACGGCTTGCGCAGGTCCGGATCATGCGGGTCGCCGCACCGAAGAGGCTCGCACTGCCAGGCGCCGCTGCTCTTCCCGAACACCCGAGGGAAGGTCCTCGACTACAACAACTTCCGCAGCAACGAGTGGGAGCGCGTCGTAGGGAAGTGGACCTGGGCAGCGCCGGACGGCACCACGTTCCGAACCGCCTCCGCCGCGCGGAAGAAGCTCGGCGAGGACGTCGAGCTGACGAGGCGATGGAAGGCCGGCCACGTGGATATCGGTCCGGTCACGATCCATGACCTACGTCACACATATGCGTCCTGGCTCATCCAAGACGGCGTGTCCCTCGAGGAACTTCGCGACCTCCTCGGCCACGAATCCGTGAAGACAACCGAGCGATACGCGCACCTCGCGCAGAGCCAGTGGAGCAGGGTGCGGCAGGCCCTCGACGCGAAACCTGCCCCAGATCTGCCCCAAGTCGATCAACTGGCGATCATGCGTGATCGAAAAGCACACCGTCTGCGCAGGTCAGCAGGGGTGTAACTGGTGGGCCCCCAGGGGATCGAACCCTGAACCCGCGGATTAAAAGAGCGATTTGGATCACGTGCGCGGCCATGACCACAGATGCTCTCCCGCTCATATTCGCAGTTCAGAGCGGTTCCGAGGCCGACGCGGTGAGACGTCGCGTGCGCTCGCGTGCACCGGTCTGCCCCACTACTGCCCCACTTCTCATCCACTGTGGACAGACGCCCAGGCTCGTGCTCGCTCGACGAGACGCCGCGCGGCGGACCCCACGGCGAGCGGGTCGAGCGGGGTATGGCGTGCGCCTTCCTCGAGGACCCGCCGGCGACGTTCGGCCCGGCGAGCGAGCTCGACGCGGTCCCGATCGAGCATGGGACGCGCCGCAATCACCTCACCGCGGTGCGCGCTGCACGTGAAGACCAGGAACACGCGGGGATTCGGATACTCGAAGAACGCGAGTCCCGCGTGCGTCGGCGGGTTGTGGCAGCTGGCCGGCTTTCCGAGCGGCCCGTTCACCGTGACGATGCACCCTGGCCGGCTGATCTCCCCCAACACGCACTCCCCTGCAGGACCTCGCGACTCGAGCCCGCGGGGGAAGCGCGGCGGCCGGAAGCGTACGCCCTACGCGCGCGGCCGCGCAGCTCCCGCAACCGGTGATTGATCCACCCCTGCGAGTAGTCGTCACAGCTGGTCCGCCGCAGGTCAGCGGCCTGTGACGTGCGTACCGTGTCGCGGTGAACGAGGCGGACGAGCTGCTCCAGCCGCCGATCCGGCCCATGACCGCCCGGGCGGCCTCAGCGTTGCCGCCGCCCGAGCGGGCCGCGCTCTACAGCTTCGAGCCCAAGTGGGACGGGTTCCGCTGCCTCGCGTTCCGGACCACGGAAGGCGGCCTCCTGCAGTCGCGACAGCAGCGCCCGCTGACGAGGTACTTCCCCGAGGTGCTCGCCGGCCTCGTCGAGCAAATGCCGCCCGGCACGGTGCTCGACGGGGAGCTCGTCATCGCCCGCGGCGGGCGGCTCGACTTCACCGCGCTCCAGCGCCGCATCCACCCGTCGGCGATGCACGCCGCACGCCGCGGCGAGGTCGCGCCGGCCTGCCTGGTCGTGTTCGACGTCCTCGCCTCGGCCGGGGTGGACCTTCGAGGGCGTCCGTACTGGGCGCGCCGTGAGCACCTCGAGCTGCTCCTCCGCGACGCACGACCGCCGCTGGCGCTCACCCCGGCCACCCGGGACCTCGCCGCTGCCCACGCGTGGATGACCGAGCACGCCGGCGCCGGGATCGAGGGCGTCGTCGTGAAGGACGTCCGCCGCGGCTACCGGCCGGGCCGGACCTCCTGGGAGAAGGTGCGCAGCCGCGCAACCACCGACGCGGTCGTCGGCGGCGTCCTCGGCCCGCTCGACGAGCCGCACGCGCTCGTTCTCGGACGACCCGACGGCGGCGGTCGGCTACGCGTAGTCGGCCGGACCGGGCCGCTCCCGGCCGCCGCGCGGCGGGAGGTCGGGGCGCTCCTCGAGCCGCCGCAGGGCCGGCACCCGTGGCCGAAGCGGATCTCGTCGTCGAGGTTCGGACAGCTCCCGCCGGAGCCCGTCTTCTACACCCAGGCGGAGCCGCGTCTGGTCGTCGAAGTGGATGCCGACGTGTGCTGGGAGCAGGGACGGTGGCGGCACCCCACGGTGTTCCGGCGCCTGCGTGTCGACCTGCGCGCGGACGACCTCGCCACGACGAGTAGGGCCGGGTAGCAACCTGGTCTCGCAGGGCGGAACGGCATAGTTCCGGGCGTGCCCGACTACAACCTGCAGGACAAGACCACCGTCGGCATCCTCGACGTGCAGTTCAGCCCGCTCTCCACGCCCCTGGTCGCCTGGTACGTCTGGATCGAGGAGGACGACTCCGAGCAGATCGAGAAGCGGCCCGTTCTTGGTGTCCTCCTCCGCCATAAGATCAACCCCGGAGGCGACATCACCGGCTCTCGCGCCGAGATGGCCGTGCAGTTCGAAGACACAGCCGAGGTGTGCGCCGCGAACGACAGCGCGCTACTTGGCTCGAACGAGGCTTTCGTTGGGATCTACCCAGCCAGCGCGGATGAGCCGACACAGTCGATACGTGACACCGCCAGCCGACTCCGCAGGGAGATGAAGCGGCAGGAGAAGTCGGGCTAGCAACTCTCGAACAGAGGGCACCACGCCCGACGAGGCAGCGATCAGTACCGAGCGCTCGGGCGCCCGATCGACCGGGGCGCCCGGCGCCGCTGCTGGGGGCCCGTGTTCCGGTTCCTCCGCGCGGCGAGCGCCCGTTCCCGCGGATCGGCCGGCGGCGCCTCCTCGACGACGCCAGCACGGCGGAGACCGTCGAAGAGCGGCCGCATGCGCTCTCCGATCTGCTGCATCCAGGCGGCCCCGGCCTCCCCGAGCGCGGCCATCACTTCGCGCACCGGTGCGAACGCCTGGTCGAGCTGCCGCGCGAGCTCCGCGCTCTGCACTCGCTGCCGCTCGGCAAGGGACTCCATGCGCAGCTGCACCGCAGCTCGCTGCTCGTCGGTCGTCGCGGCGAGCAGCGCGCGCTGGGCGGCGCGCCAGTCCGCGGCGAGGTTTCCGGTCGAGCGTGGGAGGCGGAACTCCGGCGGCCCCGGATCCCAGGTCACCTGCAGGAGGCCGAGAGGCGACACCAGCACCGGTGGCGACGGGATCGGCGGCTCCTCGTCCTCGAACGCCTCCGGTGGGATCACCCCGGGCGGGAAGTCTTCCGGCCGGTCCCAGGGCTCCCGGTATCCGACGAGCTCGTCGACGCGGCTCGCGTGCCACGCCTGCTGGCACCCGTCGCCGCAGAAGTCGTCGGACGGGGAGTCCTGCAGCGGGCCGCCGCACTCGTGGCAGCCGCCGACCGCCTCGTCGATCGCGTCGAGGATGTCCACGCGCTCATCCTCCCGCGGGGCGGCGACAACGACCCCGCTCCCGAGTCACCCCACGTCAGGTCACGATCCGCTCGGCGGGCTCCTCGGCCGAGTCGAGCCAGACCGTGCTGGTTCCGGTCGGGGTGACGGTGAGTCCGTACCGCGCCCGGTGTGGCCGCCCGTGCGCGGCCCACGCGCGGTGCGCAGCGAGGACCTCGTCTCCGATCGACCGCGAGCCGCTCTGGTGCGCGGTGCCGTTGCTGTCGATCTCGACCCAGGAGCCGTCGTCGGCGCGCAGGACGCGGGTCCCCCGGTCCGGCAGGCGCAAGGACTGCACGATGCCAGGGACCCGGAGAGCGAGCTGGAAGCCGAAGTCGGCGTCGTCGAGATCGTCGAGAAGCTCGGGATCGAACTCGGCGGCGACGGGGCGCATCGCTGTCCGGTCGAACCAGGCGAGGCTCTCACCCAGCGTGCGGAACGGGTCGGCGGCGAACGGTCGAAGCCACATGAAGTGGCCTGGGACGGGGTGGAAGCGGCCCACGAGGTTGCCGGCGCCGTCACGCTGGGCGGCGATCAAGGCGCTCGAGGTGGCGGCCCGCAGATCGGCCACGAGCCGGCCGGCGGCGCGGAGTTGCCGCACCCACGCCCCGGGGACGGCGGGAACGGCGCAGGTGGCGATGATCCGGTCGAACGGTGCCCGCGCGGGCACGCCGGCCGCACCGTCCCCGGCCACGAGTGTCGGGGCGAAGCCCACCGACTTCAGCGCATCACGTGCCGCGTCGACGAGGTCCGGGTCGATGTCGATGCTGGTCACGGCATCGCTGCCGAGGCGGTGGCAGAGCAGCGCCGCGTTGTATCCGGTCCCGGTCCCGATCTCCAGCACCGTGTGGCCGGGCGCGACGTCGAGCATGCCCAGCATGCGCGCCATCAGGCTGGGCCGCGTCGAGGAGCTGGTCGGCACGATCTGCCCGGACTCGGGCACGTGCGCGACCTGGGTGGTCAGCGATTCGTCGCGGTAGACCGCGTCGGCCACATCGTCGCGGGGAGATCCGTCGGCCGCGAACGCGACCGGCACGAACACGTGCCGGGGGACGTTCTCAAACGCGGCGCGCCAGCCCGGGTCGAGCACACCCTGATCAGCGAGGTTGGCCGCCAGCCGCCGGGCCTGCTGCTGCCAGATCATCGGGTCTCCTCCCCCGCGAGCAGCGCCGCGAATGCCGCCGCGATCGGCTGGTCGGCCTCGTCCTCCAGCCACAGCCACTGGCCGTTCGGGTTGCACTCGAGGAACCGCCAGCTGCCGTCCGGTTCGATCACGAAGTCGAACGCGCCGTACAGCAGGCCGAAGTGATCCAGGTAGGCCGACATCCCGAGCTGCACGTCCTGCGGGACCGTCACGGTCTCGTAGCGGAGGTTGCGGTAGTCGGCCCGCCAGTCCTCGCGCCCGGCGTCGGAGTCGGCGATCACGGCGACGGCGAACGCGGTTCTGCCGACCATCGTCACCCGCGCATCGTGGGCCTTCGGCACGCGCTCCTGGAACAGGTGCGCCGTGGCGGCGAGCTGCTCGGCGTCGATCTGGTCCGGATCGACGGTCGTGGTGAAGACCGAGGTGACGGTGTCGCCGTCGTCGAGCAGCATCGAGGAGAAGGTCTTGCAGACCAGCGGGCGGCCGATCTCCGCCGCGAACGCGCGCACCGCGTCGACGTCGTTGGTCACGAGGGTGCGCGGCACCAGCAGCCCGACGTGCTCTGCCACGTCGAGCTGCAGGGGCTTGTACTCGGCCGGCGCGATCCGGGCGGGATGGTTCACCCAGGTCGCTGGCAGGGATGCGAGCACCCCGCCCACCCCGAGCTTGGCCTCGGTCAAGGCGAATGCCGCATCGCCGCTCTCCAGCCCGTGTGGGAGCCGGAACCGGGTGGGCCGGCGGTAGTAGACGGAGCGGACCTCGTCGAGCTCGACCGTCGCCGATGGGGTGCGGAGCCGGCCGCGCCACCGCCCCTCGGAGTTGCGGGCGTCGATCCGCATCTGGGTCGGGAAGTCGCCGGTGTCCATGCGGACGAACGGGACACGCCGATCCTTCAGGTGGGCCTCGACCAGGTCGGCGGTCGCGTCCTCGGGCGCGCTGAGCACGAGCACCGGCCCGTCGGGATCAGTCATCGACGTCGGTGTCGGTGACGGAATCGGTGGTGCGGTTGCCGTCGTTCACGGTCTCGCTGTTCGTGCGGTAGGTGTTCCTCGTCGAGGTCGTGTCGTGCTTCTTGGCCTCGATCGGCGTGGGCACGCCCAGCGTCGCGGCGAACGGTCGCAGCGGGCCGGGCCGGTTCGGCGCGAGGATCCGCACTCCACCTGGATCGCTCTGCTGGAGCAGCGCGGTGGGCGGGAACAGCGGGTCGGACGTGGCCATGAAGGTAGCCCTCCGGGTGAGCGGTTGGTGGTCTGAACGTAGCGATCGGTGCGTCAGGCGTTGGGCTGTTCGCGAAACACGCGGCCGGGCGCCGCCGGCGGAGGTACACCGGCGACGCCGGCCACGATCAGGGGGGAGCGCTTCGCCGGTCTCGCTCGTCTGCGTCGACCAACCGCAGCAGCGAGCGCGCGGCGTCGGGATCTCCAACCACCACACCGGACGACGTGACGACCAACCCGGGCGCCTCGTCGCCCTCGAACTCCCACCATCCGCCCGGGATCATGATCAGACCCACGGCGTCTCCCGGCGGCCGCGGATCTCGTTTTCCTTCTCGATCCGCCGGCGGCGATCCCGCGCGCCCATGACGAGCACTGCGACCATCATGCCGCCGCCGACGACGAGCGCCACGACCACGTATTCCCGGCTCATCGGACCCGGCCGACCGCTGCCGAGGCGTACTCGGCGAGCGGGCACGGCCAGACCTTCCGACCCGCTTGCGGGCCCGCCGGGCAGATGCGGCAATGCCCGGTGCCGTCGTCGGTGTGCTGAGCGAGCATCCGCGCAAGCGCAGCCGGCTGCCCACGGAAAAGGTCCGTGAACGCCCCTGCGAGCGGCGATATCGACGCCGCGACGATCGGCCGGCCAGCCAGCTCCGATGCGGGCTGGTTCGCAGATCTGCTCATCTCTCCGTCACATGCCTCGTCGGATGGGATCACCGGCCGGCGCGGGCACTGGGGTTCGCAACCGCGCCGGCCGGGACATTCGGGGGCCGCCAGATCGGCGACAACCAGGAGTGTTCCGCCGGGACAGCAGACTGGGAGGGGATGAGATCGGGGCTGTCAAGGGGAGGATTCGGGGAGACTTTGAAGCCTCCCCGAATGTCAGCCTGTACCCGTCCAGCTACGCGCTGTGTGACGATGACGCGCGCCTACTGGGGAGGGCGACCGTGGCCGAGAATGATCAACTCAGGGCGGCGCGTGAACGCACCGCGTCGCCCGCCCATCCAGGCGAGGGACTGAGCAGGCAGGAACTCGCGCAGCTCGTCAACGCCTACATCTGGGACACCCACGATAAGCGGGTCGAGGTCGACGCCAACTACATCGGCAAGCTCGAGCGAGGCGGCATCCGCTGGCCCAGCCAGCTCTACCGCGAGGCCCTCCGCGCCGTCCTGAACGTCAGCACCGACGCCGCCCTCGGGTTCGTCAACCCCCGGCGGACCGTGGTACAGAGGCCCGTGGATCGCAAGCAGTTCCTCCGCGGCGCGGCCTTCCTCGGCGCCGGCGCCATGTCCCTTCCCCCGATCGTCGCCCTGCTCGAGGGCAGCGAACCCACACCGGTGCCCCCCAAGGTCAGCGCCCGGGACGTCGAGCAGATCCACACGGCCGCCCGGGTCTTCGCGACCTGGGACCACACCTACGGCGGCGGTCTCGCCCGCGAGGCTGTGCAGGCGCAGCTGCGCTGGTCTGCCGGGCTCCTCGAGTCCACGGTCCCGGAGAAGCTCCGGGCCCCGCTGCTCTCCGCGGTCGGCTACCTGGCCCACACGACCGGCTTCATGGCCTTCGACGCCTACGCCCACGACGACGCGCAGCGCATCTTCCGGTACGCGCTCACCTGCGCCGAGGAGGCCGGCGACTGGCACCTCCGCGCGAAGATCCTCTCCAGCATGGCGCGGCAGGCGATCTGGATCGGCAGGCCCGACGACGGACTCACGCTGGCCGAGTTCGCGCTGGTGCGCGCCGACCGCCTCTCCGCCACCGAGCGGGCAATGCTGCACGTGGCCCACGCCCGCGCCCTCGCGAAGATGGGCCGAGTCGGGGACACCCTCACCGCCGTCGGCGCGGCCGACGACGAGTTCGCACGCCGCAACCCAGCATCCGACGCCCCGTGGATGGCCTACTACGACGCCGCGCAGCACGCGGGCGACTCCGGCCACGCCCTGTTCGACCTGGCCGTGATCGGCCGCTCTCGGGAGGAAGCCCGCAGCCGGCTCGCGGCCGCCGTGGCGGGCCACGGCCCGGCCTACGCCCGCTCCCGCGCGATCGCGCAGACGAAGCTGGCCAGCCTCACCATGCTGGCCGGGGACCCGGTCGAGGCCGCCACGATCGGCCGCGAGGCCGTGGAGACGGCCGGGACGCTGCGGTCCCGACGAGCCGCGGACGATCTCCGGGAGCTGGGCCGCTACGCCGGACGGCACCCGAAGGTCGCCGAGGTCGTCGAGCTCCGGCACCGGATCAGCCGGACCGTCATCGCCTCGTGAGCAGCGCACCCGAGCGCGCGGCGCTCGACCTCCTCGCGGCGGCCTGCGCGCAGGTCGGGCTGGACATGGCGGGAGCCGAGATCATCCGGCTCGGTGAGAACGCGATCTTCCGGCTCCCCGGAGGTGTCGTGACCCGGATCGCGCGGCCCGGCCAGCTCGCCGCCGCGACGCGAGAGGTTCGGATCGCTCGCTGGTTCGCCGATCAAGGTGTGCGCGCGGTGCGCGCGCTGGACAGCATCGCGCAGCCGCTGAACGTCGAGCAGCATCCGGTGACGTTCTGGGAGGAGCTGCCGCCGCACCGGCACGGCACCGTGCTCGAGGTCGCCGACGCCCTGCGCCAGCTGCACGGGCTGCCGCTCCCCGACTGCGATCTGCTCGGCCCCCTCGACCCGTTCGTCCGGCTGACCGAGCGCATCGAGGGCGGCGCCACGCTGCCCGCCGATGATCGGGCCTGGCTGCGGCAGCACCTCGCCGCGCTGCGCCAGCGCTACCAGACCCTCCCGCCGGGGCTGCCGCATCGTGTGGTGCACGGCGACGCGTGGGGCGGCAACATCGTCACCACCCACGACGGCCGGACCCTGCTCCTCGACCTCGAACGCTGCTCCGTCGGGCCGCCCGAGTGGGACCTCGTGTCGATCGCGCTCCGGCGGGGCTCGTTCGGCTGGCTCTCTGACGCCGACTACCAGGCCTTCGCGAGCCGGTACGGCCACGACGTGACGACGTGGTCTGGCTACGAGCTGCTCCGCGACATCCGCGAGCTGCGCATGGCGCTCTACCGCGTTCAGCGCGCCGCCGAGCACCCCGGCGAGCGTGGCGAGGCGCAGCTCCGGGTCGCAAGCCTTCGAGGACGGCACGGCCCGCGACCGTGGGCATGGGGCCGCTGACCGCCCCCGTCTGACCGATTGATCGAAGACCCCCGGCCCCGGCCAGGGGGTCTTCGTCGTTCCCGAGCCCGTCGCGAATCTCTTGACGAACGCGACAAGAGTTGTGCTAGTCTCTTGTCAACAAGCAAGAGACACCAACCGAGGGAGCCCCACATGATCGCCACCGCCAACATCGCCCCCATCACCTTCTACGTCGCGTGGGCGCTCGCCCTCGTCGGCCGCACCCAGGCCGGGCAGGCCTTCTACTCGATCAAGGCCAACGGCCGCCCCATCGGCCGCATCCAGCAGTGCCGCCGCGCGGACGGCACCGGTGGCACCGGCTTTCTGCTCGAGCTCGACGGCGAGGCGGCCACCATCCGCACTCACCTGCGCGACTGGCGCGAGGTGCGCGACGTCGTGCGCAACCCGCGCGTGTACGCCTCGGCGAACGCCGGGCGCAGGTGGCGGCTCGTGTAGCGCCCCCGGCCCGGCCCTCACCCGGCCGGGCCTCACGCCCGCCTCCTCCCCACCCACACCGGAAGGACTCCGACCATGACCCGCGCGATCACCCTCACCGACCTGCACTACACGTTCAAGCCCGTCACCGTGCCCGTCGAGCAGGTCGGCGCCGCCCTGCGCCCGTGGACGGAGCCGTGGGGCGCCCGGTTCGTCGACGTGGCCGAGGAGTTCGCCGCCGCGGTGTACGCGGGCGACGACGAGGCCGCCGGTGAGCTGGCCGGACATCTCGGCATCGGCTGGGAGGACACGCCGCAGGCCACCTGACCCCTCACCACCCGGCCGGCCACCGGCCCACCGCTCCCGCTCGAAGGACACCGCCGATGACCGCCGCCCCCGCCGCCCGCACCTTCTACGTCGGCGCCCCCGCACCCAAGTGGCTCACCCTCACCACCGTCCCCCAGTTCGTCTCCCATACGCGCCTCCGCACCCGCCGCAACCTCCCCCGCGCCGTCGCCCGGTGGGCACTCGACTCCGGCGGCTTCACCGAGCTCTCCCGCCACGGCCGGTGGACCATCACCCCCGCCGCGTACGCCACTGCCGTGCGCCGCTACCGCGACGAGATCGGCGGCCTCGACTGGGCCGCCCCGCAGGACTGGATGTGCGAGCCCGAGCAGCTCGACAACACCGGGCTCACCGTCGCCGAGCACCAGCGCCGCACCGTCGACAACTACCTCGAGCTGCGCGCCATCGCCCCCGATCTGCCGATCATCCCCGTGGTGCAGGGCTGGACCGTGGGCAGCTACCGCCGCTGCGTCGAGCTGTACGCGGCCGCCGGCGTCGACCTGCGCGCCGAGTCCGTCGTCGGCATCGGCTCCGTCTGCCGCCGGACGAACCCGGTCACGGTCGCGCTCATCGTCGACGAGCTGCGGGCCCTCGGCCTGTCCGGCCTGCACGGGTTCGGGGTGAAGTCCGACGCCCTCGCCCTGGTCGCGGGGCAGCTGTCCTCGGCCGACTCGCAGGCGTGGTCGAGCGCCGCACGGGCGCGCCGCGAGCCCTGCTCGGAGGACTCGGCCCGCCGGGACTGCCGCAACTGCATGCACTACGCCCTCGAGTGGGTGGATCAGCTGCGCACGGCGATCCGCTGGCACGACGTGCCGACGGCTCTGCTGCCGGCGCCGCGGAACGCTGTCGACGAGCTCACCTTGTCCGCGTAAGCCAGCGCACCACCTCCGGAAGTTCCTTGACAGGTACGACAAGAGTTCTGTTAGACTCTTGTCAGCAAGCAAGAGACCGACCCTGAGGAGCTCCTGATGGCCGCCACCACTGTCGCCCCCGCCGCCCGCTACATCGGCGTGACCGACGAGTGCGTTGAGTGTCAGCAGTGCGGCAAGGTCGGCCTGCGCTCCACCGTCGTCCTCGGCCTCCTCGACGCCGACGGCAACGTCGACGAGGTCACCTACTACGGCTCGGACTGCGCCGCCCGCGCCCTCGGTGTCGGCGGCGGTGCCCGCAAGGTCCTCGCCGCCGCCCGCGAGGCCGACCGCACCACTCGCGCGCTGGCCGCCGACGCCCGCGACCGGGCCGCCCACTACGGCTACGACCCGGTCACCGGCGAGATCACCACCGCCCGCAGCTTCGCTGAGATCGCCGTCCGCCGCCGCCGGCTCTACGTCGGCTCCCCGTGGGCCGCGGACATGACCTGGCAGGACTGGCAGGACGCGGCGCGCGAGATGATCGCCCGCGACGTGGCCGCGGTCGCCGCCGAGCGGCTGCTGGACGGCGTCCGCCCCGCCGCCGCGGCCTCCGCTCCGACCGAGGAGCCGGCCGCGCCGGTGCTCGTCGACGGCGCCCCGTTCGAGCTCGCCCCGGTGGGCGCCCTGTTCTGAAGATCTCTTGACGAGCACGTCAAGAGACGTGCTAGACTCTTGTCAGCAGTCAAGAGAAGGGACTACCGTGGACAAGGACACGAAGAAGGTCCTCGAGGAGGCCGAACGGCAGGGCTTCACCACCCGCCGAACCTCCCGAGGACACATCCAGGTCCGCGACCAGAACGGGCAGATCGTCGCCGTGTTCTCCGGCACGGCGAGCGATCACCGCGCGCTCCGGAACGGGATCGCGCAACTCAAGCGGGCCGGCTTCGTGTGGCCGAGGAAGGGGAAGGGGTGAGCATGAGCGGCATCCTCCCGCGGCGCTGCATCGATGGCGACGAGGTGGACGCGCACTCGCGCCGCTCCCGCCGCATGCTCCGCTGGAAGCCCGGCGAGCTGGCCGCGATCAAGCGCCGCACCAACAAGCGCGAGCGCCGCGAGGGCCGCGCCGAGACTCGGAAGGAGACCGGAGCGTGACCACGCACGCCGTGCACCTCACCACCGACGTCGACCACGTCACCGACGACCAGCTCGACGACCTCGTCGACGCCCTCGCCCCCTGGAGCGGGGTTCCCTCCATGCTCGACGGGCGCCTCTCCGTGCAGCTCACGATCGACGGCCCCGGCATCGGCGAGGTGTCGCTCTTCGCCATGAGCCGCGTGGCGAACACCATCAGCGCGACGCTCAAGCGCTCTCAGCTCGGCATCACCGGACTCGAGATCCTCGACCAGTACGAGTTCGACCGCCGCCTCGAGGACCGCCCGCCCCTCGACGACCTCATCCCCACCGCCCAGGCCGCTGAGATCCTCGGCGTCAAGCGGCAGCGCGTCGACCAGCTCGCCAAGTCATTCGAGAACTTCCCCCGGCCCGTCCGCCGCGGCCGCGTCCTGCTCTGGCCGGTCCCCGCGCTCCGCGAGTTCCTTGCCGAGTGGGACCGCAGCCCTGGCCCGAAGCGGACCGGGCACGCGGAGTCCCCCAAGCCGAGCTGACGCTCAGGAGAGAGCGGCCGGTAGGAGCAGCGCAGCCGCGAGCACGAGCCCGCGGAAGATCCACTGCTCCGCCGGCCCGGCCGTCCGAAACCGCAACCAGTACGGCCACACGACCCGTACTCGGAACGGCCAGAACAGGAAGTCGAGGGACGTCTTTGTCGGGACGTCCCCCAGTACGCCAGCGAGGTAGCCGAGCGTCCCGAATGCCGCCGTACACACGGCAGCGAGCGGGACGAGCCAGTACGCGGACAGAACGCCGAGCAGTACGCCCCACAGCAGGGACGCCGCGATCGTGTGGGTGAGCCCGCGGTGCGCCATCCCCACCACGCGTACCGACAGCAGCCGTACCGCCCAACACACCCCCCAGGAGAACGGCGGCAGGCACTTCGCCGCCGTCGCGTTCGGGTGGTCGACGTCGGGCACGTAGGCCGACGCCGCTCCGACGACCGCGAGCACGGGAACCGCGGTCACCGGGAGATCGAGCACCGCGGCGGCGCCGAGCGCAGCGACCGCGCCCGTCGCGAAGTGGGTGCGGCCCATCATCGGGCCTCACCCCGCAGGATCGGCAGGGTTCGCAGGGTTGACGAGGGGGTCACACACCCTGCAGCCGGCGGAACCGCTGGTAAGACCCCCCTTCTGGAATCCTGCCAGGGTCCACGGCAGGGTCCGAACAGGGTTCGAGCAGGGTCGCGGTGCAGGGTCATCCGACGCCCACAGCCTCTCGCTCGGGCTCCTTCTCAGCCTCGTCGTCGAGGAGCGCGAGGAGCCGCTCGGCGACCGTCTGGCGGCAGCCGTAGCGCTTCCGCACCTGATACGCCGTCGGGGGCTCGTCGAGCTCGGCGGCCCACTTCCGGAAGTCGTTCTCGCGGTCTGTGTCGACCGGGACGAGGCGCCGCGGCGGCGTACCGCCGGGCCGGTCCGCGTTCGGCCGCTGCTCGGTACCCGACTCGGTACGGGCGTCGGTACGGAACGTCGGGGCGTGCTGCTCGACCGGTGCCTCGTCGGTACGGGGCATCGGTACGGGCGGCGTACCAGCGTGCCCGTTCAGCCAGAACAGCGTCAGCCCGCACGCGTCCAGCAGGGTGAGGAACCGGCCGAGCGTTCCGTCCCGCCGGGACGCCTGACGGGCAGTACGGCGTGCGAGCCGCTCGGCCTCCGATCCGGACCACGCCGTGCGCGGGTCGGTGATGCCGTGCGCGATCGAGTAGCGGCGGGCGAGCCAGGTGCGAACCGGGAACGCACGCCAGCGCGCGGACGAGAACAGCGCGCCGGTGTCATCGACGCGACCGTCCTGCTTGCGCTGCAGGTGGACCGCGCGGCGGGTGTGCATCCCCCACAGCCACGGCTGCAGCGCGGAGAACAGGGCGAACACGACGGCGCTGTCGGTCGGTGCCCAGCCGTCGGCGAAATGGGCGTAGTTGATCCCGGCCACCGCCAGCGCGAGCCCGTACGCCGCGACCCGTCGCCGGGATGCGGTGGCCGTGTCGCCCGCGAGCAGCGCGCCGTGGGCGTACCAGGCGACGGTGTTCGCGATCGACTCGACGGTCGCGGCGAAGCCGACCGCCACGACCGCGCGCACGACCCACGGCCACGTCGGCTCGGTGAGGTGGGCGAAGGCGTAGCCGACCTGCCCGAACATCGCGAACACGGTCACCGCGGCGAGCGGCGCGACCGGGCGCAGAGCGGCCACGCGGGCCGAGCAGGCCCTCCACCGCGCCGATCGGGCCGTACGCCGCAGGGCCCGCTGTGCCGCCTTCTCCGCCCGGCGCCGTGCCCGCGCGGCCGCCTTCTCGGCGCGGCGCTGGCGACGCAGCTCGGCGAGGGTGCGCAGCCAGTCCAGCCGGCCGCCGCCGCGCTCGCGCTCGTCGACGTCGGTCACTCCGCGTCCCTCCGGGCGAGCCGGGCCGCGATCTGCTTGAGCTTCGGCACGTCATAGCCCTGGAGGCGGCCTCGCTGCTCGGTGCGGATCTCCTCGTCGATCGAGGCCATCTCTCGGCCGAGCTTCCGGGCCGCCTCCTTGAGGTCCGCCTCGGGGGCGTCGGCGACGACGCGGTCGAGGAGGATCGCGAGCTGCCGCGTCGAGATGAAGTCGCGGGGCGCCTGCTCGTCCCGCAGCAGCGTGATCACGGACTGGAGGGGCTCCGGCAGCGTGATGGCGGGCTTCTTCGCGATCTCACGCAGCTCGGCGGCCGCGGCCTCGGCGTCCGGGAACGCCACGGCGCCGGGCTGCTCGTCGGAGATCTTCGGCTGCGCCGGCTGCTCCGGCGTCTGCTGCTCGGCCGCGGGCGCGGCGCCGGTCTCCTGCTCGATCATCTGCCAGAGCTCCTGATCCATCTCGTCGCCGAGCTGGCCCACCGGCCACTCCAATCCGTCTCGTGCCGCCGCGGCGGCGAGTTCAGGCAGCCGGGAGGCGTCCCACCGGCCGGTCCACACCTCGCCGAGCTGGTCGGCGATGTCGGCCTCGAGTTCGGGCCGCCACTGCCCGTTCCGCTCCGCGATCGGGGCGACGAGGTCCTTCGCGAGGTTGTAGGCCTTCGCCGGCATGACCCGCGGCTCGTCGATCGACGGCTGCACGAGCATCGAGTTGTGCTTGAGTTGCGCCGTGTCGGCGTACTTGACCTTGAGCCCGGGCAGCACCGACTGCCCGTCCTGCGGGGCGAGGGTCTTGAGGCAGATCCGGTACGGGGTGTTGCGGGCGATCTCGGCCCCGTAGTCGCCGAGCGCGTTGTAGAGGTCGGTCTGGTTGATCGCCCAGACCGACACCTGCGCGGACCGGTTCTCCCCGAGGATCATGTGCAGCAGCTGGGAGAAGCCGACGACCTGGCCGGTATGCAGCTCGACGGTCGCGCCGGCGCTGGCCAGCTTCCCGGCCTCCTCGACGAAGCACACGATCGCTGGCTCCTTCGGCGTCGGCGTGTGGACGTCTTCGTTCGAGAGCCTCGCGTTGCGCTCGCAGACGATCTGGTAGACCGCGGCGAGCATGAGCAGCGCCTGCCCCGGGTGCTGGCCAGCGACGAAGTCGAGCGCCGGCTTCGGGCACTTGCCCTCGAGCCACGGCTTGATCCATGGGTAGACCAGCGGTACGAGCTTGTTCGAGGCGACCACTCCGACGAGGACGTCGCCGCACTCGCCGACCCGGCCGATGATCGAGTTGGTGAGCCGAGACTTCCCGGAGCCGGTCGCGCCGACGATCTTTCCGTTCGCGCCGCCCTGCTCCCCGCCGAACGTGACGGTGACATGCTGCCCGTCCTCGAACAGGGCGTAGTCGAGCGGGTCGCCGATCGTGCCGGGCGCCTGTTCGAACGGCTCGTAGTCGATGGACTCGCGGAGGATGTGCTTCGTGCACACGTGGATGAGGTGCACGTGCGCGGCCTCGGTGGGCTCGACACGGATCGTGCCGGCGCTGACCGTGACGCCCTCGCGGGCGAGGAGCGACGACGCCTTCGTCGTGAGGTCCGGGAGGGCACCCTCGAGGATGGCGAACGTGACGGGCTTCGTCTCCTCGATCGGCTCGACGCCGAGCACGTACCCGGCCCGGGTCGGCTGGGTCTCGACGATGCGCAGGGGCAGGTTGGCGGCTTCGAGGATCTCCGTCCACGTCGCGGTCGCCCGCTCGATGAGTGCCTGCTCGCGCTCCTCGAGCACGCGGGCGGCCGCCTTCGGGGCGGAGGTGCGCAGCACCCAGTACCAGCCGCCGAACCAGATGAACCCGATGACCAGCATGCCGAGGGCGTGCAGGGGGGACGTCCAGCACGCGTAGACGAGCCAGGCGGAGGCGGCGCAGCTCGCGATGATGGCGAGGACGCTCATGGACGCGCGCAGCTCGTGCCCGTAGTCGTTCTCCGGGAAGGCGCGGCGGGCCCGGCCGACGCCGATCGCGGCGGCGATCGGGGCGAGGAGGGCGAGCGCGATCGGGGGGATCCCGAAGGCCGGGTAGTCGGCCACGAGCGCGAGGCAGTAGCACCACAGCGCGGTCTCGAGGGGATGCGCCCAGCGCACGTCCGGCTCCCAGGTCGACAGGCGCCGCACCTTCGGCGCTTCCTCCAGCTGCCCCCGCGCGGCCTTGCGCTCCGCCGGGGAGGACGTCGTAGACGTGGTTGTGCTGCTCACGGTCGCTCCCGGTTCGCGCTGAGGTCCCACTTCTCCTGGTGAGCCTTCGGGTTCCGGAGCTTCTCGAGGTCCTCGATGTGGGCGCGCTCGAATGTGGCGCGGGCGTCCTCGCACGGGCCCTTGTAGGCCTGGAACTGCGCTCCGAGCCGAGCGGCGAACTCCCCGGCCGCGGGGTAGAGGAAGAACTCCTCGGTGTTCCGGGCGCCCTGCGTGGTCAGCATGGCCGAGATCGCGTCGACCAGTCCCGGCATGCCCTCGTACCAGTCGATGACGCGCAGCGCGTTGTCCGGGGAGTAGGCCTGCGCGGCCTGCGCGCACGCCTCGATGACCGCGGCGAACGGGTTGTGTCCGGACACCGGGGCGGAGCCGAGCTGGGTGCCGCGGCTGGCGCGAAGGCCGGTCGCGTTGATCTTCGGGCGGCGGCGCATGGGCATCGTGTCTCCGAGGGGTCGTCTCGTTCCGGTGGTCGCCGGCTTCAGCGCGTTGTCGATCGCCTTCCGCGCGATCGCGGACGTGCCGCGCTGGCCGGTGTGCTGCTGCTTCGTCCTCGGCTTGCGGTGGCGATGCGGGCGGGCGGTGTGCCGCCCGGCGAGGTAGCCGAGGATGCGGCGGATCCCGGCGAGGCGCCCGCCGCTCGACCGCTGCCCGGCCGGCAGGCTTCCGCGCCCTCGGCGCTGACCGCCGCTGCCGGGAAGGGTGCCGCGGCCCGACCGCTGCCCGCCGCTGCCAGGCAGAGTTCCGCGTCCAGTGCGGCCGACGAGCGACCTCGGGCGGGTCCCGTTGGCTCGCCATGCCTTCGCGAGGCGCCGGGCACGGGCGAGGTTCCCCAGCCGTCCCGCCGCGCCAGCCAGACCCCCGGAGCCGCGCCACCCGCGACCCGACCTCGGACGGCTCGACGTCGGGGCGCCGCCGCGCGAGCGCCGTCCCGTGGGGCCCGGGGACGAGGAGCGGCGACGACCTGCGACGGGGCGCCCCGAGCCGGTGCGTCCGGGGCGGCCGCCGGTGAGCAGCCGCCGCAGCGCCGCGCCAGGCCCGGAGCGCGACCCGCCGTTGCGGCTTCCGGCCCCGCCCCCGCGGCCTCCGCCGCTCGTGCGCCCGGCCTTCCCGACAGGGCGCCCCTTGCCCGCGGTGCTGCCGCCGCCGCGGCCCAAGCCGCGCAGCCCGCCCAGCAGGCCGCGGCCCTTCCCCAGGCCACCGCCTCGCGACAGGCCGCCGCGCCCGTTCGACCCGGCCCCGGCCGAGCGCCCTGCGCCGGCGGAGCGGCCCGCACCGGTGGATCGCCCCGCCCCGGTACCGGTACGCGGCGAGGCGCCCTTCCTCGAGGCGCCGCCGCGGAGCCCGAGTCCGCCCAACGCGCGGCCGAGCCCGAGCCCACCACCTCGGCGCCCTGAGCCGGGCGCGCCGCCGCGCGAGTTCGCGGTTCCGCGACGAGCGGCCGCACCCTGGCCGAGCCCGAGGCTCGGAATCCGGGCCGAGAGCCCACCGCGCCCGGCCTGTCGGGCGGCGCGGTGAGCACGACGCAGCTCCCGCTCTGCGACGCGGAGCCGGTTCTTCGCCTCCTTCGCGGCCAGCTCGTGCGGAGAGCGGTTGCGGTCGCGCATCGCGGCGACGCCTGCGCCAGCCGCGGCCACACCCGCGGCAGCGAGGAGACCGACCGGGCCGAACACGGCACCGGTCGACGCAACGGCAGACGCGGCGGCCGGAGTGGCGAGCTCCCAGGCCTGCCGCGTCATCAGCGGGGGCGGCTTCTCGACGTCGCTCATCACGCCGCCACCGAGTTGAGGGCGGACACGACGCCGTCCCAGGCGCCTGAGATCAGGCCCTGGGCGCCGCTGTAGATCGCATCACCGGCGTCGGTGTCAGCGGCGCCGACACCGATGCAGAAGATCGAGAGGATGGTGACCCACGCCCAGCCGCGCCAGAGGCCGACCGCTGCGATGATCGCGAAGACGATGATCCACGGGAGGCCGGCCATCACACGGCCCTACGCGGGAGGAGCAGAAAGCCGGCTACTGCCGCTCGAGGTAGAGCTTCGCCCACCGCCGGGCGTTGGACTGTGCGATGCCGGTCTGCGCTTCGATATCTCGCCAGGACAGCCCGCGGGCCCGCATGGCGACCATGAGCGCGCCCCGAGTGGACATGAGTGCCGAGTTGTCCGCGACGCCCCGTGCACGCTCGATCAACTCGGGCAACGGCACCTCCGCCATCGGATCGGGCGGCGCACCTTCCTCGGGGTCGGTCGGCATGATCGAGGACCCTAGCTGGCGCCCGGGTGGTCTCCATGACGCACGAGTGTGCCATTTTTGGCACACCAGCGGCAAACGACCCCCGCGACCACCGCTCAGCGGCTCAGGGTGACGTGGGTCCGCACTCGGCCAGCCGCACGGCCTCGAGGCGGCCAGCGCGATGAACCCCGGACGAAGGAGCCCGGCGGTGCACTGGTTGTGAGCCTTGGAGCACCGCCGGGCCTGGGCGGACAAGCCGCCCACCTGTCGACCGCTCAACGCCATGCCCTCGTTAACAGGAGTCGGCGTGATCCACTCCATAGGGGACACCCGTAACGTCGCTGAGGCGCTGCAGAGCCGCCCCGCCAGGCTGCATCGGCCAGGCGGGGCGCCCACGCGATCGATGTCTACCGGGCGCCGGGCAGGAAGCTCGTCGTCCCCTTGTCCCCGGCCGGGGCGGACACGATCGACGTCAGCAGCGAGAGCGCCGCGGCGCCGGCAGCGAGGCCGAACGTCGGGCCGAGGTCGACCTCGATGATGTTGAAGCCCTCGTCGGCACCCCAGAGCAGCAGGAGCGCCTGGGCAGCGGACTTGACGGCCCGGTCGACAGCACCGGTCCAGAAGGCGGCGGTGAGCATGGCGGGGTTCCCTTCGTTGTGGCCCGGGTCGTCGACCCGGTCGTGCGCGCCCATCAGGCCGGTCCTTCGGGCGGGATCTGGGAGGTCATCGCGGTTGCCCCTCGAGCGCGATGACCGCGCCGTCGGGGGCGTCGTAGACGACGTTGACCTGCGTGGTTCCGTCCGGTGCCTCGCGCCAGTCGCGGGACGACCAGCCCTCGCGGAAGATCACCGAGAGCCGGTGGTCGGCGATGCCGCCGCCGTCGGACTGGAAGAAGACGTGCGCCTTCGCTCCGGCCGGGCCTTCGGCGACGAGGGACACCCAGGCGCGGGCAAGGACCGCGCTGGCGCGGCCGACGGGGAGGATGCGGCGGAACGAGCCCGAGCCGCGGACGGGGATGTTGTCGAGCATGTCGAGGTCCTTCGGGTGAGCGGCGGGAGCGACAGGAGCAGCGGGAGCTGAGGGCGTCCGCGCGTAGGCCGGGCGGGCGAAGCCGACGATGTTGGCGAGGCGTCGCTTCCGGGCGACCATGCCGCCGTTGCGCTGGTCCCCGGATGCGGTTCCGGCGGTGTTGCCCTCGATCGTGACCAGCGTTCCGCCGGGCTCGACGCCCTCGACCAGGCCGACGTGGTTGACCGGGTTCTTGTTGCCGGGGAACTTGAAGAACACCAGGTCACCGGGCTGCGGGTTGCGGGTGTGCCACTGCCCCCGGCTCTGGTACCAGTCCCTCATCAGCACGGTGCTCGCCGTCTTCGGGACGAGTGGGGCGCAGCCGGCCTCGGTGAGCACCCACCACACGAACTGGGCGCACCAGGCGACGCCGTCCCAGCCGTAGGCGCGGCCGTACTTCTGCCGGTTGCTGCCGTGCGGCTGCTCGACGGTGCCGAGCTCGCCGCGGGCGACCTCGAGGACGCGGGCGACGGTCACACCGTCTCCCCGAACGGCCGCCAGCCCGGGTCCTGCGGAGGCTGGTGCAGCACCTCGTCGACCGGCCCGATCTTCGGGGTGTTGACGATGTCGAGTTCGCGGTCGTACGCGGTGAGGTCGTCCTGCCCGAGCTCGGTGGGCGGGACGCGGGGGCCGGTGGTGTCGCCGCCGCGAGCTACGGCGGGCTGGATCCTCGTCGCGGCGACGTCACGGTCCGGGTGTGGTGCGGCGCCGAGCAGCTGCCGCAGCGGGTCGGCCGGCAACGGGTCTGGGACGTCGACGCCGGTCTCGACGGCCAGCTCGGTGTAGATCGGCACGTCGGAGCGGCGCACCCGCTCCCGAGCCTCGTCTTCGGGCTCGTGGGGGGCGGTGTCACCGAGGGGATCGGACATGTCGGCGCACCTCCCTCGCGTTGCTCCGCCGCTGGAACGGGATGACCAGCGGCCGGTAGCGGCGCGGCGGAGCAGGCAGAGGCCGGATCTGGCGCTGCTGCGCGTCGAAGCAGGCGGCCCAGTCGTCGGGCAGCCGCGGCGCGGCCCATGGCTGGATGAGCCGGAGGACGCGAAGCCCCTCCTCGACGCTGGCGCGCGGTCGATCGGCGGGGGCCGGTGGACGGCGCAGGCCAGGCGTGGTCCGGCCGGGGAACACGCGGGTCATGGCAGCTCTCCGGCGAGGCGGGCGTAGACGACCCAGTTGTCGCGGTAGTGGCCTTCTCCGTGGTCGAACTCGCCGCCGCAGGTGATGAGCCGCAGCTCCGGGCCCGTGGTGTTGCCGTATACGCGGGAGGTCGGGAACGCGTCCTTCGGGTAGCGCTCGAGGCGGTCGACGAGGAACCGCAGCGTCGAGGCGCCGTCGCGCGTCACGAACACCTCGTCGCCGGGGCGCAGCTCGTGCAGCCGGTAGAAGATCCCGGGCTGGCCCTTGCGGCCGCCGATCTCGCCGTCGACGTGCCCCGCGATGACGGCCGGCCCGACCTCGCCGGGCAGAACCTCGTCGCCCTCGAACGCCGGGTCCGGGCCGGCGTAGTAGCCGGCCTGCATCGGCTGGTCGGTGGGGGTTGGGACGAGCTCGCCGGTGGCCGGGTCGAGCCCGAGCGGCACCAGCGTCGAGCGGGCGTCGATGGCGGGGATCGTGATCTCCGTCGGGACGACGGCCGGCACCGGGATGGTGGCGGTCGGAGCCCCGGACGACTGCGCGGGCGGCTCGTCGGGCGCGATGGCGCACCCGACGAGCAGCACGGCGCCCGCGAGCAGGGTGACGAGCCGGATCAAGCTGGGCCGCCGCCGGTGTCGACCCCACCGGTGGGCGGGGTGCCGATCTGGTCGAAGTCGTCGTCATCGTCGTCGGCCGGGGCGGTGTCCTGCCCGGGCTCGCAGGCGACCCGGTCGCCGTCGCTGTCGATGCCGTGCGGGTCCTCTCCCGGGGTCTCGTCGAGCACGTCCTGCGCGCTCCGGCCGTCGCGGAGTGGGAAGTCGATGCAGTTGAAGTCCGGGTCGGGGTTCGGCTTCGGGTCGGGCTCGTCGCAGGCGCCGACCTGTACGCGCAGGGCGGCGTCGAGCGTGGCCTGGGCCTTGGCGAGCACGTCCTGGGCGGCCTTGAGCGCGGTCGCGGCGGTGTCGTGCACCGTGGTCAGCTCGAGCACCTTGACGATGGCGGCGATGCGCGCGTTGACCGATGCCAGCAGCTCGATGTTGCCGATGACGTCCGGGTCGTCGCGGCGGTCCTCCAGCCGGGCCCGCTCCTGGGCGGTCGGCGCGGCGAGGTTGTCGCCGAGCTTGTTGTAGGCGGCGACCGCCGTGTCAAGGTCGGCCTTCGCCCGCTTCGCCTTCTGCTCGAGGTCGGACGGGACCTTCGCCTCGTCGCGGGCGGCGAGCGCGACCGCGACGGCGGCCTTGGCCTCGATGCACGCCCTGCTGTCGGGGCCGGTGTCGTCCTGCGCGAGCGCGGCGGTGGTCGAGCCGAGCAGCCCGATCACCACGGCCGCCGCGATCGAGACCGCGTGGGTGAACTTCACGGGGTGGTCCTCCGTGGGATGAGGCGGGCCAGGGCCCGACGGATCCGGCCCGGCTCACGCACGGGCCGGTAGTCCGGGCAGACGGCGCGGCCGCATCGCGAGCAGTCGTCGCCCTCCCGGTAGTGCTCGTGCGCGCCCGCGTTGTGGCCGCACCGGCAGAGCGGCCAGGCGTCGGGGCGGGTCACGACGCGGACCGTGCAGCCTGGCGGGCGTGCTGGGAGGGCAGTCGCGTGTCAGGCGGCGAGGAGGAACCGGCCGGGCTCGGGGCCGGTCGGCCCGGGTTGGATCAGCTCGAGGTGCGTGATCGTGCCGATCGCCGCGCCGGAGCTGCCGGACGCGACGGTCGTCTTGTTGTACGGGCCGGCCTTCAGGTAGCAGACCGTGGTGTCCTCGGTGAACTCCGAGACCGCCCAGTCGTGCTGCGGAGTCGTGGGGAGGTCTGCGACCTCGCCGATCGCCGCCCATAGCTGGATCCGCGCGCTGTCGATCCGGATCCGGTAAGTGATCTTCGTGGTGGCTGTCAGGCCGGTCAGGACGTTCGACAGGCCCGGGCCGTCCTTGTAGACCCTCAGCCTCGGACTCGCCACGTGGTGCTCGACGGCGAGGTAGAGCGGCGGGGTGCCGGACGGGCCGTGGATCTGCCCGACGATCATCTCCTTGCGGGGCGTGGTCCCACCGGTGATGGACGTCGGGTCCCAGATGCCCGTGACGGTCAGCTGGCGGAAGCCGGTCGTGGCCGCGTTCCAGTCGGTGTTGCCCATCTCGCGGAACTCGCGGCGCGTCGAGGAGCTGCCACCGGTGGTCGCGCCGACGACCGGGGCGATCATCACCATGCGGTTCTGGGCGTCGAGGTAGAAGCCCGCGTCGGTGTAGGTGGCGAGTTCGGGCTGCTCGACCTCGTCGGCCCCGCTCGCGCCGGTGGGGAGGGTGAGCTTCCAACGGCTCAAGTCGAAGACGGCGCCAGGTGGGTCGGCCAGCTCTTCGCGGCCGAACACCGCGACGGCCACGCCGATCTGGTCACCGGTGCCGGCGTTGAGCGTGAAAGTCGTGCTCGTGCTCTGCCCCGCAGGGATGTCCTTCACAGCGACGTAGCAGCCGGCGCTGCCTCCCCCGGATCCGGCCGGCCAGGCCGGGTTGTAGCCGCCCGGCTTCGTGTAGCTGTCGGAGAACGTCGGCGAGGTGCGGGCAGCCTCGTTCCCGAGGGCCGACATGGAGTCGATCACCCCGACCGCGACGGCGCGACCGTCGTGCTCTGCGACATCCGTCGTCCCGGACGCGGCCGAGGTGCGGCTCGCGTCGTTGTACGCCGGGGAGGCCTTCGCCAGCACCAGCCACGGGCCGGCGCCGTCGTCGACGAGCTCCTCGCCGTACCCGGTGTTCCCGGTGTTCGAGTTCGCACCAGTGGTGGCGGTGATCGTGGTCTCGCCGCCGACGGCGACCTTCCAGGCGATGTACAACGACACGTTCGTGCCCGGCACGGCGACCTCGAGGTGCCAGGGGTTCGCGCCGCCGTTGTTGCCGATGTTGTCGGTCACGGAGAGCGTGCCGGTGTTCTTGTCGCCGGCGAGGTAGATCGCGATCAGGTTCCCGGCCGCGCACGCCTGCGTGAACAGGTAGGTGTTGGTCGGCGACGTGAGCGATGGCTGCGTCGAGGTCGTTGCCTGCCGCTGCGTCGGGTAGCTCATGTCAGGTCGCGGTCACCGCGGCGGCGAGCAGAGACCACGCCGCCAGGTCGGCCGAGTACTCGACGGAGGCCCGCAGCATCTGCCCCAATGGCACGGAGTAGGGCCCGCGGCTGACGCCAGTCGAGGTGCGGATCGCGCTGGCGAACGTGACGGCGCGGGTTGCGCCGGACGCGGGGATCGTCAGCTGCAGGACCTGCCCGTCCCGGGCGCCGGTCGTGGACACGCCGAGGGCGGTCACATCGGCGGTGGCGACCATCTTGACGCGGTCGCCTTCCTGCGTCGGGTCGATGGACGGGGTGGCGGAGAAGACGACGGTGCGGGGGATCTTCGTGCCGTCCTCGTCGAGCACGATGGTGGCGGGGTGGATGAACCGGGCCGGGGACATCCAGCCGTCAAGCGGGTCGGTGAGGTTGCCGGCCATCCGGATGTAGAGGCTGCGGCCGGTATCGCCGGACTCGCCGAGGCGCCACGCCTGCGTCTTCCGGGTCGGCGGGGCGCTCGTCCGGTTGAGGTTGGAGTGGCAGCCCACAACGGTGACCATGGCGTTGAGCTGGCCGCTTCCGGCGCGGAGGTGGAAGTTCGTGAGCCGGCCGGCTGCTGGGTTGTCGCTCTGGCTGGAGGAGACCTTGATGTTCGACAGGGTCGAGCCGCGGCCGCGGAGGAACTCGCACTGGAGGCCCGCGTAGTTGTCCGCCGCGGTGTCGTTGTTGCCGTAGTTCTCGATGTACCAGCCGTCGAGGTCGGTCGCGTAGCAGGCGAGGAGCCGGGCGGCGTCGTCGCCGATCCCGTACATGTGGACGTCGCGCATCGACCAGCCCGCGGCGCGGGCGAACTCGAACCCGCGTCCGCCGCCGACCGCTCCCCCGCCGGCGATCCAGCAGCCGAGCAGGTGGCCGTCCTGGTTCGCGGCGCCCCCGTTGCCGGCCGAGGTGAAGGACTGCTGCAGGATCCCGGTGGCTCCGGCTGCGGAGGCGTTGATGCGGATGTTGCGCAGCACGTTCTCGGAGTGGCTGTTCTCCGTGACGGTGGTGCCGTCGATCCCGCGGTTGGCGAGCAGGATCGCGGCCGCGCTCGAGACGTTCGCGACGCCGGTGCCGGTGCAGTTGTGCACCTGCAGGTCGTCGAACAGGGACCAGAAGTGGAAGACGACCAGGCCGTGGGAGCCGACCTTGCCGGCGCAGTCGATGTCCAGCCCGGCGACGACGACTGGGGAGTCGCACAGCGTCGCGTTTGCGAGGTAGCCCTGCGCGGCGACGAGCGGCTGCCCGGCCGGGAAGCTCGGCCCGGCCACGAGCCGGGTGAGCCGCGCCCGCCCGCCGGCCCCGAGGAGCCGCTGGTTGGGCCGGATGACGAGGGTCTCCTCGAGCACGAGCTCGGCGCCGGCCGGGCGGGGGCCCAGCCAGATCGTCGACCCGGGCGGTGCGGCCGCCGATGCGGCGTTGATCGCTGCCGCGGTGGTCATCCCCGAGCAGTCGACGACGCCGCCGAGGCCTGCGTCCTGCCACGCGAACGCGAAGTCCGCAGGCGAGGTCTTGCGCAGCACCTGGCCCGTGTTGCCGCCGGGCGGCGGGGTTCGCGCGGTGACGAACTGCCGCGGGACGGCGTGCAGGTCCGCGGTGGGGTCCCCGGGGAGCTGGACGGGGGCGAGGAACGGGCGGGCCATCGCTACGCGGCGACCATGAACCGGTAGGCGTTCGCGGCCGGGGCGCCCGGGAGGGTGATGGTGACGTTGTTGGCGTCGGCGGCGACGTCGTCGACCTCGACGAGCTGCCCGGGTGTCGGGCCGGCCGGGCCGTACCGCACGACGACGAGCGGGGAGGCGTTGCCGGCGCCGTGGTTGAAGGTCACGGCCGCCCCGGCCACGGTGATCGGTAGCCCGTCGACGGTGCCGGACGCGGTCGGGACGATGCCCTGCCACTTACGCAGCACGCGGCCGGTGTCGATGCCGACGGCGTCGGCCGTCACGAGGATGCCGGGGCCCTGCCCGACGTCGTAGGTCGAGCCGGTCTTCGTGAGGCCGGCGCCCGCGATGCCAACCTCACCGGTGCTCGCCCCGTACGGGGAGAACGTCAGCGGGGTGGTGCCGATCGTGATCGGCCCGTCGGTGGTGAGCATGTAGAGCCGGTCGCCCTGGGTGCTGCCGGCGCTCACGGGGACGATCGACCCGGGCGGCAGCTCCGCGGCGGTGTCGGCGTCGCTCGCGCGGGTCCACGTCCCGTTCGTCCCGGTGCCCAGGGACGACACCACGTAGATGCCGTTCAGCTCGGCCGCGGTCTGGTCCTTCACGAGGACGCGGTCGTTCGCGGCGAGCGTCACGCCGTCGAGGGTGTTCGGCGCGCCTCCGGCGAGGTTGGCGATGTTCGCGGTGCTCGCGGCCCGGACGGCGGTCTTGAAGTGCTGGTTGTTGACCAGCGCGAGGAGCTGCCCGTACGTGGCCGCGTCGCTGCCGGCGGAGCCATCCGCGAGCCCGGTGATCTTCCTGCCGTTGAGGCCGACGTCCGCGGTGGGCGCGGCGAGCTGGTCGAGCCGCGCGGTGAACACCTGCGTCATGAAGTCGGAGACCCGGGACGCGGTGATCGATCCGGTGGTGGCGGCGAGGTCCATCACGTTGATCGCGGTGGTGCCGTTCCAGAACCGCAGCTGGTTGAGGTCGGTGCGGTACCAGAGGCGGCCCGCGTCGCCGGCGCCGAGGCCGGCCGGGTCGGAGGTGACCGGGTGCATCAGGGCGCCGATCAGCGCGAACCCGGTGAGGTCGATGTTCGCCAGGAAGCGACGGGGCACGGGTGGCGTCCTCTCAGCTCAGGTAGATCACGCCGGCGAACGGGGCGCCGTACGCGAGTTCGATGACCCCGTCGACGGGGTAGGCGGCGGCGTCGTACTCGACGTCCTGGCCGAGCAGGTCGACCGAGCGGATCCCGGCCGGCTTCCACGGGAGCCCGTGGGCGACCTGTATGACGGTGGCCGGCGTGGACTGGGTGTGTTCGTAGCCGCCGCCTCCTCCGCCGCCGACCGGGGTGAGGGGCCGCCAGAGGCCGTCGCCGCCTTTGGTGAGCACCTGCCCGGGGCTGCCGGTGTCGGCGCCGGTGACGTCCTCGAGGTCGTCGAGGCGGCGCGCGCCGACCGAACCGGCAGGCGGGGGCGGGCAGCACGGAGCTGCCGCGGGATCGATGATCGCGATGTCGCGCAGCTGGAACGGGCCGGGGCCGTCCGGGACGACCGCGGCGTGCTGCGCCCCGGGTTCCTCGATCCGATACCAGGTGCTGTCGGCGTCGTAGCTCGAGCTCGCGGGCAGGTCGAGCGACCAGGAGCCGTCCTGCTCGATCGTGGTCGTCCACGTCGTGACGGCCTCGCGGACGCCGCCGCCGGTCGTGTACCAGCCGACCGGGGCCATGAGCCGGGCCACGACGGTGCGGCCGGCTGGCACCGGCTGCATCGTGTTGACCACCTGACCCACGGGCGGCAGTCCATCGGCCGCGGGCCGGCGGCCCGGTTCAGTCGCGTGTCAGCCGGGCAGCTCGCCGAGCCCGTCGCCGTCGTCGCCGCTCGCGGGTGGGGTCGCGGAGTCCGGGTCAACGCACGTGATCGACCGCGCGTACGTGACCCCGTCCGTGCCCTCGACGGGGCCGGTCTCGACGGGCCGGTATCCCTCGGGGCAGTCCGGGCCCGGGGAGCCGGTCTCGCCCCGCTCGCCCTGCGGGAGCGGGCCGGCGTCCTGCGTGCTGCCGTCGGTGTAGGTGACGACGAGCCGGCCGTCGACCTGGTCGACCGACGCGACCCCGCGCCCCGCCGGTCCGTCGCCGCCGTCCGCGCCGTCCTGCCCGTCCTCGCCGTCGCGGCCGACGACCGGGCCGAGGTCGACCCGCTGCCCGTCGGTGTAGGTGAGCACGAGCCTGCCGTCGACGATGTCGCTGCTCTCGATCCCGCGCCCGGGAGGCCCCTGCTCGCCGTCGCGGCCGACGACACGGCCGACGTCCTCGCTGGTGCCGTCCGTGTAGGCGACGATCAAGTGCCCCGCCGGGTTGACGTCGGTGCTAGTGATGCCGCGCCCGTCCTGGCCGTCCGAGCCGTCGCTGCCGGGGATCGGCTGGGCCTGAACCTCGCTGGCGCGGCTGCAGAGCGGGTCGTCCGGGCGGAGCACCCCGGTCGAGCAGGCCTGCTGCACCTGGGATGCGAGGCCGAGGGCCTGCCCGGCTGCGGCGTCCCGCTCCCCCTCGACGCTGCTGCCGCGCGTGGCGAGCCACACGACGCCGCCGATCGCGACGAGAGCGACCACGACGAGCGCGATGAGCAGGACACGACCGCGCGTATCGCGGTCGTCGTCATCCGGCAGATGCGTGTCGGGGACGGCGTCCAGCCTCTCCATCAGGTCCGGCCGCGAGTGTGCCGGGCTCGTCGTCGTAGGTGTCCTCATCGGCTGTCAACGTCCTCAGGAGCTCCGGTCGCGGTGGAGGCCGCACCCCGCGCGAGGTCCACCCCTTCCGCTCGAGCGTGTACAGGTGCACGTCGTACTCCTGCACGAGCGCCCGCAGCCGCCGGTTCTCCCGGCGTTGCACCCGGCTCTGGCGCTGGAAGTAGGCGCCGATCGCGGGGATCGCCAGCAGCAGCGCGCCGAGCACGCTGCCGATCAGCGTGAAGTCCACCCACCACTCCTCCAGCTCCGCGCGGTCGGCTCAGCGCACGCGGCTTCCCGGCGCAGTGCACGCGATCAGCCGAGCGGTGAGCCGATCAGACGCGTGTCCGGGCGCGGTCAGGACCAGGGGTTCTCGCCCTGGGTGATCGTGAACGGGGGGTAGACGCGCTCCGGCGGCTCGTCGGGGATCTCCCCGTCGGCTGGGTGCCACCGCTGCAGGAGGCCGCCCGCCGGTTCGACCCATTGCTCGACGCCGTACCGCATGACGGTGTCGCCGAGCTCGGCCACGCCGCCCGGTCCGACCGGGCCTGGCGGGACGACGAGGACGTGGCGGCCGTCGTCGCGAAGCTCGAGCTCGCCGCCGCACCACTCGGCCAGCTCGGCCACCGCCTCCATCGTGAACTGGCGGCCCTCGGCGACGACGTCCTGCCGGACGACGGGACGGAGTTCGTAGTAGCGCTGCAGGTACTGCGGCATCACGGCTCCGCGGTCGCCGCCGGCTGCGGCTTCTGCTGGTTCTCCAGCTGGACGACGCGCTGCTGCAGGACGTCGGCCGCGACGCGCCACTGCGCCCGCTCCCACAGCGCGCGGCCGAGGTCGCTCGAGCACAGCTCGCGGATGACGAGCGCCGGGTCGACCTCGATCGGCGGCGGGCTGGCCGGCGCGGTGGCCGTGGCGGTGTCGGTCACGATGGCTCCTCCGGAGGGACGTAGGGCGGGGTGTAGAGGCCGAGGCCGATCGCGGTAGCGCTCACGCGGGTGGTGTCGCTGGTGCCGACGACGACGTTCGAGTTGCTGATGTTCTTGAAGACCACGATCGCACCCGTCGCGGACACCGAGCCGGTCTTGATCCACGCGGCGACCTTGCCGGCCCAGATGGCCGAGGAGTGCATCTGGACGAACCCGCCGGTGGGAGCGGCGGGCGGCGTGGAATCCCAGGTGACCGGTGCTTCCACGGTCGCGCCGGGCGGGAAGATCCCGCGCGGGAAGAACGCGCCCGGGTCGAGCACGACCGTGCCGCTGGTGCTGACGATCTCCTGCTCGAAGATCTGGTTCAGGGCGCCCCACATCACGCCCATCTCGGAGCTGATCGACAGCCCGATGGACTCCTCGCCCGAGGGGAGGCGGGCGACTCGGTGTAGGACCTCGGGCAGCTCTTCGGCGATCACACCGACCGACACCGGTTCGTCCGGGTTGCCGGTGGTGAACTTGAACTTCCGGGCGCGGGCGTTCCGGATGACCTCGACCGGGTCCAGGATCGCGCGGACGTCCTCGATCTCCTCCTTGGCCGTCTCCGAGGAGGTCTTCTCCCAGTCCAGCGCGCGGCCTACGCCCCAGTCGGTCATGTTCCCGTTGGTGACCGCGAAGCGGCCGCCGAGGCCGCTGAAGTTCTCGAACTTGAAGCCGGTGTCGTTGCCGACCATGCCGCCGTTGCCGTTGGAGTCGGTGATGTAGGAGATGCCGGAGCGGGTGATGAAGTCGCCGTCGCTGTCGATGGTGGAGAACTGGATGCGGCGGCCGGAGTTCACACCGCTGACGGGGCTGGTCCAGCGCTCGTCGACCTGGAAGTTCATGAACGGCGCCGTCATGCGGGTCTGGCGGTCGAGCACGAGCAGCTCGGCCCGGATGTTCTCCAGGAGGTTGGCCTCGCGGCTGAAGTTGATGCCGACGCCGAGCATGTTCACGTTGACGCGGCCGGAGCGCTGGTTGGAGTCGAGTGGGCCCCGCCAGACGACGTCGTTGCCCTCGTTGCTGATCTGCGAGTAGTTGTTCCCGGCGGCCGGGTAGAGGCGCAGGGTGCCGTCGGGCATCATCACCCACCGCTCGCCCACCAGGTTGGACTGGAGCGTGCCGGTGATGAGGGCGGTGCCGTTGGTGGCGTTCAGGTTGACGGTGAGCTGGTTGCTCGAGTTGTAGAGCCGCAGGCCGGCGGCATCGAACTCGCCGCGGCTGGTGGTCGCTCCGACCGGGGCGGTGCGGATCTGACTGCCGAGCACCACGGTGGCCTGCAGCGTGCCGGTGATGAGCTTCCCGACCGACAGCGTTTCGATCTTCGCGTCGTTGACGGCGAGGTCGGCGATCTTCGCGCGGACGATCTCCCCGTCGATGATCTGCGCCCGGTCGATCGCGTTCGGCCCGATGTCGATGTTGACGAGCTGCTGCGCGGTGGCTGGCCCCGCGACCGGTGAAAGCGGCGACGCGAGACCGCTCCGGTCGACCGCACGGAACGCGACGTACCAGCCGACGCCGATCGGGATGTTCGGCTGGTTCCAGGTGCCGCCGATGGGCTGCAGGTTCGCGACGTGCTGCGGCGTCGTCAGGTTCGGGTCGAACTCGACGGGGTCCGACACGGTCGGCGGCACGGAGAACGCGGCGGTCTGGGAGAACCACACCTCGACGACGTTGGTGTCGTCCGGCATCGACTCGCCGGCCGAGCCGAGCCCGTCGTAGTGCGCGTCGAGGGTCCTGAACCACACTGCCAGCTGCGGCATCGACGGGGCTGGGGGCGCCGTGTTGTCGACCTGCGTGGTGATGTCCACCCGGGTCGACCATTCCGACTGCAGCCCGGAGCGGTCGACCGCGGCGACCTGAACGCCGATCTCGCGCCCGGCTTCCGCGGTGCCCCACATCAGCTGCAACCCGCTGGTCGGGGAGCCCTCCGGCTCGTACCAGGCCAGCGGTTCACCCTCCGGGTTGCTCGACGGGAGGCCACCGACCTGGTCGAACCCCAGGTAGGCCCAGCGGACCCGGTATCCCCTGATGTCGGTGGCCGGGGTGCCGTCGGCGTTCGTGGTGACCGCCTGCCACTGCGCGGACACCTCGGCGTAGGTGAGGGGGTCGCCCGGCACCTGGTAGGCGACATCGGAGGCGACGACGAGCCCGGTCGGCGCGGCCGGGGGCTTCCCGTCGTCCGGGTTGTTGGGGGCGCTCGTGCCGATGACGGTGGCGCCGCCCTTGAGCCGGTCGATCTGCTGCTGCAGCGACACGTCCCGCTCTTCGATGAGGTCGCGCAGCACGACCCCGCCGGAGTAGTGGTCGTCGCGCATCGAGATCGTCAGCTGCGAGATGCGCTCGCGGTCGGGCGGGCCGGCGAAGCCGCGGCCGCGATCGGAGTACACCCAGTCCAGCGGGTACAGCTCACGCAGCGGCGTCGGGTGGTCCGGATCGAACGTGAGCGCGTGGGTGAGCTCGTCGACGCCCCAGATGCGGCGGCCGAGCTCGACGGTGCCGTAGGCGGTGGCCGAGGCCTGGTCGGCGAGGTTGCCCTGGGAGACGACCTGGCCGACGCGGCGGCCGCGGCGCGCTCGCGCGGTGTCGTCGTGCAGGGCGACGTAGACGCCGTCCTTGCCGATGACGAGCAGGTCGGTCGCGGCGTCCGAGACGTCGGTCCGGCGCGGGGCCTCGACGAGGTCCCGGCCGGCGCGCAGCACGATCGGCGGGTCCTTGAGGGTGTGGTCGACTCCGACGGTGTCCGGGACGTAGAGGCGCACCTCGAGGTCGGTGGTGACCTCGAACTCGGCGACGCCCCAAGCGCGGAGCTGCTGCGCGATCGAGTGCGGGGTCTCCCCCGGCGAGAACGTCGGGGACATGCGGTGGTCGGTTGGCCACGGCGTGCCGCGGGAGTCGACGAGGTCGGTGAAGGTCCACGACAGGTCCTCGAGGAATCCCTCGGCCTGGGCGGCCGCGAGGACCCAGCCGAGGATCGCGCCGGCCGTGGCCGCGGTGAAGTGGGTCTCGCCCTTCTCGTCGGCGTCGTTGTAGGGCAGCCAGCCCTCGCGCATCAGCGCGGTGAGGAACGTGCCGGTGAAGGTGACGGTGCCGTCCTCGGACACCTCGTCGCCCTGGCGGGCGGTGAGCAGCGCACCGAGCGCGTTCTGCGCCGTGCCGTCCGTGCGGATGTGGATGAACAGGTCCCTCGACCTGTTGATCCGCTGGTCGAGGACGTCGAAGTTGAGGCCGTCGACCGGGTACTCGAGCCGGACCGCGCCGTCCTCACCGGGGATCAGCGAGAGGTCCCAGCCGAGCGGCTGCGGAAGCGGGCACAGGATGCTGCGGTCGTCGTCGAGGGCCCAGAAGTCGACGCGCAGCGGCGGCCGCGGTCGCCGCTCGAGCGCCGGCTCGTAGACGGCAGCAGCCGAAGGCACCGTGCCAGGACGGATGACCTGCGCGAGCTTCGGCGCTGGCGGCGCGGGTGGCGCCGGAACCGACGCCGGGAACACGTCGACCGGCCCGGGGACGACGGCCGGGGCGGAGGGCGGCGCAGGCGCCGGGACCGGTGTCGGGGAGATCGTGAACCCGACCTTGAGCTGCGGCTGCGGCGGCGCGGCCGGCGCCGGCACGGTGGTCGGGTTGATCGTCTGCGCGGGTGGGGCTGGGACTGCCGCGATCACGACGTGCGCGGTGATCCACTGTTCCTGGAGGTCGAAGGTGATCGAACCGGGCGAGAACCCGGTCACGCCGGCCGCGGACCGGTCCATGGAGTGCGCGAGGACCGGGAGGGTGGCGGCCTGCGGGGCGGGCGGGGTGACGTTGCCCCACCCGCTCGGGATGGTGGTCAGGGCGTGCTGCTCGCCGTCGCTGTTGTCGATCCCCAGGAAGATCAGCGAGTCGTAGTCGCCGCTCGCCAGGCCGGTGATCGCGGTGACTGTGGCGGTGCCGGTGGCGCCGGTGTTGCCGCCGCCGCTGACGAGCTGCACCTGCGCGGTTGGGAGCGCGCCGGCGCCCTGCATGCAGATGACGTCCCAGGCGGCTTCGACGAGGTTGCCGTGGCCGCCGTCGACCATGGTCATCGTCAGCGCGTCGTTGGCGGATCCGTCGAGCACCCGCGTGACGACGGTGAGGCGGTGGTTGGTGCTCGTGCCCTGCCCGAGGGTCCAGGCCGGGTCCGTGGCCCACCCGGTGGACGGGGTTGCGGTCGTGGTCGCGTTGTTGTTGACGAACCCGACGACGACCCGGTCGCCGTTCTGCCTGCCGGCCGGGAGCGGGACGGCGTGCGTGACGGCGGCCGGGGCCGTGCCGGCGAGGCGGGAGCGGATTGCCACGTCAGCTGACCACCGATGCGCTACCGGCCGACATCAGAGCGTCGCGATGCCGGCGGCGTTCTGGACGACGTTGATGTCGCCACCGTTCGGGGTGACGGGGAGCCCGGACGTCGCGGTGTCGACGAAGATCAGAAGCCGTGAGCTGGCGTCCGAGCCCGTGTTTACCCAGTAGATCAGCGCCTCCGCCTGATCCCCGGTGACGGTGGGGAACGTGAAGTCGTTGGAGTCGAGCACGCCCAGCGCGGATGTCTTCCCGGCCAGCGGCCCGAACGAGGCCACCCGAGCGGCAGCAGGGACCGACGACCGGAACTCGTGCGTGTTGATCGACACCGTGTAGTCGGCGAGGTCGATCAGGTCCACATGGATCGCGGCCGTGCCCCAGTTGACCTGGGCGTTGGCCCAGGCCTGCCGGGCGAGCCCGTAGATCGCGTTCGCCACCGGTCAGCCCTCCTCGGGGAAGGTCGGCCACGGCAGCACCGTGGTGTCCGTGTCGTCGAGGCGCTCGTAGGTCTTGCGCCGGTACTCGGCGCCCCGGCCGACCGCGCGGAGAGCGGCCTCCTTCCGCGCCTCGCGCTCGTCGACGGCCTGCTTCTTCGACGCCGGCCCGTGCCCGTCGCCTACGTGCTGGGCGAGCCACGACCGCACGAACGGCTCGACGACCTCGACGGGGTCCCGCTGCCGCCAGATCCCGCCGCACAGGCAGAACAGCTCGGTGAACACGAGCTGCGCGGGGTCGGTGTGCACCGCGGGGTCGTAGAGCGGCGGTCGCTCCTCGGTGACGGCCTCGGCGGCCGCCTTGGTCCTGGCCACAGGCCCTCCTAGGCGATCTTGTACTTGCGTTTGCCGGTGACGGTGGCCGTGCCAGCGCCCGGCCCGGTCTGGGTGAGCTCGACAACGGGCGGGGCGCCGCCCGGCTCGGGCCGCAGCGCGAACCAGCGGGTGGTGCCGCGGCCGCCGTAGGCGAGGTCCTCGTAGAGGCCGGGGGCGACGCCAGGGGAGCCGTAGACCTGCCATTCCGCGGTGTCGACGGTGACCGTCTGGCCGGGCAGGATCACGCGGTTGATCTGCACCCAGATCCCGGTCGAGGGCTGCTCGAGGCGCGGGTTGGACTGCGCGCCGAACACGACGAGCAGGTCCTCCATGGGCGCGTCGGCTCCGGCGAACTCGGGGAGCGGCTGCTCGGCGCCGGAGATGACGGTCGCCGTGCTGGTGGCGGGGTCCGACCAGAACGGGGCGGCGCAGCGCAGGGCAACGTTGAGGCGGCCGACGGTGTCGCGGTCGCGGCCGTCGATGTCGGGTGGGATCGCGGCGATGACCTCGCCGGTGATCTGGCGGGCGGTGCCGTCCTCGAGGGTGAGCCGGAGCGTGACCTGCTCGTCGACGGTGAGCAGCGTGAGGAGCCGGCGCAGGTTCTGGTGGAACACGAGCCGGCCGGCCCCGGCCGCCGGGATGGTGCCGTCAGGCTCGACGCCGCGCACCCATGGCCGGAACACGATGGTGTTGGCGCCGTACTTCTTGCCGGGCAGGTGCAGCTCGCCGTGCGAGCCGGGGACGACGAGGTCGCGGCCGCGCTTCTCCGGGACCGCGACGAGACCGGGGATGCCGTCGACGCCCCGGTCGATGCAGGCGTCGAGGTCGTGGACGACGTCGTCGGCGGTGATCAGGTCGATGTTCATCGGCGGCGGAACGCTCCCAACGCACTCAGCGTGCGGAGATCGGCGTTGATCTCGTCGGCCGCGCGCTCCGCGGTCGTCGAGATCTCCTGGTTGATCACGACGTCGCCGCCGACCCCGCCGACCAGCTCGGCGCGGATGGCGCGGAGCTCGGCGAGGATCGCGTCGTCGCTCAGCGAGACGGGTGCGGGTCGGCCGGCGGTCGCGGCGACAGCGGCCGCGGCGTCTTGCTGCACGTTCGGGGCGGGCAGGGTGATGTCGCCGATGCGGGCCTGCACGACGCTGGCGATGTAGTCGCCGAGCGCGCCGCTGTCGCCGCCGCGAATCGCGGCGACGTCGAGCTGGTCGAGGACGCGCTGGGCGGCCTGGCTGGCGCCGGACAGGTCGACGGAGTCGACGGCCGCCCGAGACATCCGCTCCGTGGCGGCCTCGACTGCCGGGGTGATGCGGTCGACGCCCTGCACGAGGCCGCGGCCGAGGTCGCGGCCGATCCCGGCGAACACCTTCGACGGGGAGGCGATGCCGAAGAAGCTCTTCACCGCGTTGAGGGCGCGCTGCGCGAGCCCGGTGAGGAAGCTGATGACCTGGCCGGAGGCGGCCTGCAGGCCGCGCACGATGCCGTCGATGACGTTGCGGCCGACCTGCACCATCTGGCCGGCCCACCCGGAGAGCGCGCTGATGACGCGGCCGGGCAGCGCGGTGAACCACTGGATCACCTGCTGCAGGAAGCCGTTCACCGAGGCGAGCACGGTGGAGGCGAGGTTCGCGAAGGACGACACGACCTGGCCGACGAACCCGACGACCGCGCCAACGACCGTGCTGACCATGCCGGCGAAGAAGCCGACCACGGAGCCGACGAAGGCGCCGACGGTCGCGATCACGGTCGCGGCGAGGTTTCCGAAGAACGCGACGACGCTGGCGACGAGGTTCCCGACGAAGGTGATCACCTGGCCGACGAAGGTCGCGACCGAGGTGACCATCCCGGTGAAGGCGGCCACCACGGTCGTGATCGCCGTGATGATCGGGACGGCGATCGACACGATCGCACTGACCAGCGACGCGACGATGTTGATGATCGTCGTGACCACGGTGACGACGACCGTCATGAGGGAGGTGAAGATCGGCAGGAGGATCTGGATCGCCGCGCCGATGAGCGGGAGCACCGCGGACGCCAGCTGCATGAGCGGCGGGAGGAGCGGCAGCACGGCCTGAACCAGCGCCATGAACGCCTGCACGATCATCGGGATCAGCGGGGCGAGCGCGGTCACCGCCTGCAGCAGGATCTGCCCGATCATGGTGGCGAGCTGGGTGAAGATCGGCGTGAGCTGCTGGATGATCGGCACGAGCTGCGCGAACAGCGGCGTCAGCGCGCCGATGGCCTGCACGAGGACGCCCGCGATGATCGTCGCGACCTGCTGAATCACCGGGACGAGCGGCGTGATGATCGCGAGCATCGCCGACAGCCCGGCCTGCACCAGCTGCACGATCACCGGGAGGAGCGGGGTGAGGGCCGTGACGACCTGCGCGAAGATCTGCGCGAACGTTGTGAGGAGCGGCGCGAGCGCGGTCACGGCCTGCACCAGCGCGCCGCCGAGCACCGTGGCGAGCTGACCGAACACCGGAGCGAGCGCGGTGATCGCCGGGGCGATCGCGGTGAACGCCTGCACGAGGACGCCGCTGAGCACCGTGGCCAGCTGCCCGATCACCGGGGCGAGGGCCTGGATCACCGGCGTCAGCACCGCGCCGAGGGCCGCGACGACCGGGCCGATCGCGGTCGCGACGGCCTGCAGCGCGGACCCGATCACCGGCAGGACCGGGGCGAGCGCCCCGGCGAGCGCCTGGACGAGCACGGAGATGGTGGGGGCGACGGCGGCCATCGCCGTGCCGAGCGTCGATCCGATGATCGAGGCGAGCTGGCCGAGCAGCGGCAGCAGCGGCGCGAGGGCCTGGACGACCGCGAGGAACCCGGTCGCGAATGCCGTCACCCCGGGGGCGGCGGCCTGCAGCCCGGCGACGAGCTCGTTGAGCACCTGCCCGAGCACCGGCCCGACGGCCATGCCGATCTGCTGCAGGACCGGGCCGACCACGCCGAGGACCTGGATGAGGCCGCCGACGACGGGGAGCAGCGCCTGGATGGCGGCCTGCGCGCCCTGGAAGAACGCGACGAGCGCCTGCTGGCCGGCGACGGAGTTGACGACGTTTGCGATCTCGGTCGTGACCGAGATGAGCCCGGACATGAGCCCGCCGGTGGCCGAGCTCGCCGCCATGAAGACGCCGGAGACGATCGACCCGAGGTTCGCCAGGACCGTGCCGAGCTGCCGGGCGGCCGCGACGGCGTTCTCGATCCACACCCCGACCTGCCCGGTCTGGGCGGCGTTCGACAGGAACATGGCGAAGTTCCGGCCAGCGGCGCCGATGGCCTCGCCGAGCTGGACGACGTACGGGGATCCGGCGACGAACACTTCCGTCATCGCCCGGCCGAGCGGGGCGAGCGCGGTGGTGGCGGCGGCGACGCCGGCGGACAGGTTCCCGAACGCGACTCGGACGTTGGAGACCGTCGAGGACTGGTTGAGGAAGGCGCCGAGCTGCTGCCCGGCGCGGTTGAACGCGTCGGCGACGAATCCGAGGCTGTTCCGCAGGATGGGCAGGTAGTTGTTGCCCAGCTGGGAGATCACCGGGCCGAGACCGGCGAACAGGCGCTGCTGCACGTCGAGCCGCAGGCCCTCCCAGGCTGGTCGCAGCGCCATGACCGCGCGGGCAGCTTCCTGCGCGGCCGGCGCGAGGTTCTTGATGGCCTCGGCGAACGCCGCGGCGTCACCTTCGGCGACGGCGGACATGGCCTCGCCGAACCCCTGGGTACCGACGCGGAGGGCCCCGAGGGCGAGCTGGACGGCGCCGATCACCGCCGGCAGCACGGCCACACCGCCGGCCAGCTGGGCTGCTCCAGCAGCGGCGCCGGCGAGCACGATTCCTAGGCCACCGGCGGCGGCCTGGGCGGCGACGGCGGCGAGACCAAGCTTCGACAAGCTGGCGCCGAGGGCGCCGATGCCGACGAGCGCGTTGCCGGCGGTGCGGCCGATGTCGCCGAGGCCGCGGGACAGGCCGCGGTCGATGTCGACGTTCACGTCGACGTGCGCGGTGCCGCGGGCTGAGGCGATCGCCGCTTCGATGCGGGCCGTGATCGCGGCCTCGTTGACGTTGGCGTCGACGTCGACGTTGAACGGGCTGGCCCCAGCCAGGGCGGCGCGGATCCGGGCGACGATCTGGGCGGGGTCGCCGTCGAGCTGGATGTTGAACGGCCCGGCCGCGTTGAGGGCGGCCCGGATGCGGGTGCCGATGCTGGCCGGGTCGGTGTCGAGCTTGATGTCGACCTGCCCGATCCGGCCGGCGGTGGCGCGGACGGCATCGGCGAACCGCTGCCCTACCCGGGCGCCGACGCGCGTGGCGTCGGCCTCCGCGCCGGCCGCGTCGAGCGAGACGCGGACGGAGGCCTCGTCCAGGACGCGCGCTATGGCACCTGGTCACCTCGCATCCGCGGTCGTTGTCGCTGGGGGCGCGGCCACCATGCAGCCCCCCGGTGCGGGTACGCGACGCCCGCGAGTCCGCGACTCACCGCGCCAGGGAGGTCCCGGCGAGCTTCGCCATCGCGGCCTGCTGCTCGGGGCTCATCCCCCACGTCTCCCTGTCGGGGGGCCGGATCTTCCACAGCACCGGGTTGAGCTTGCGGCGCCACTGCTCGAGCGCGTCCCGCGGGACGTCGATGACGATCGTGAGCAGCACGTCGACGACGGTGCCGATGGGTGTGCGGTCGGTGATGCCGGCGAGGTGGAGGCGGCCGCGGATGTAGCTCGCGATGTCGGTGCCGCCGGTGGTCATCGCGACGAGCGCGATGACCTCGACGTAGGGCGGCCCGCCGCCACCTCGGACATGAGGTGCTCGAACACGCCGAGGATCTGCTCGAACTCGACCTCGACGTCGTCGTCGTGCTCCATGAGCTGCACCCAGCGGCGCCGCGACGACCCGGCCTCGAACGCCGTGTACTTCGGCAGGTCCTCGGCGGGGACGGTGGTGCCGTCGGGGGCGGTGAGCTCGCCGTCGACGACGGTCGGCTGCCACTTCGCGGGGGTGCCGTCGTTGTCGACGAGGCTGCGGCGGATGAGCCGGTCCAGGTAGGGCAGTGCGCCGGCGCCGTCCTGGTTCTTCACCAGGCCGACGGTGTCGCCGTAGGAGACGCGGGGGCGGGCGGTGAACTCGTGGGGTTCTTCGACGCCGTCGCGGACGAATCCGACGGAGAACTCGACGGTGGGGGCGGGCTTGACGTCGCGCTTCGGGCCGAAGTGCTTGGCTGCGGGCATGCGCGGCAGAGTGCTCGCGCCGCCGGGGTACGCGCGATGCCCGCGAGTCCGTGACTCAGCGGGCGGCGTCGAGGGCGCGGACGAGGAACTCGCTGCCCCGCGTGCCGGGATGCCGGACCTGTCGGGCGAACACGACCTGGCCGCCGGTGATGAACCGCAGCGCGCGTCGGCGCCTCGGCCGGATGATGTGCGGCGCGGTCCCGTCGTGCTCATACCCGAGGTAGGTGGTGAGGCCGGGGACGCCAGCGACGATGTCGATGTAGCGGCCGAGCGGTCCGACGCCTTCCTCGCGGCGGATCGAGAGCAGCAGCGTTCCGGTGCGGACCCGCACGAGGGTGCGGGCGGCGGCGAGGACACGGCGGGAGCGGTCGTCGAGGTCGCGCTCGAGGCCGCCGCGGCCGCGGCCGCCGACGATGTCGCGGACGACGCGCCTGTCGGGGTTGTGGCCGAGGTAGCGGGCGTGGACCCGGGTGCTGCTCACTCGAGCTGTCCGGCGGTGACGGCGAGGGAGCCCTCGACGGCGGCGTAGGCCCCTTCAGGGCCGAGGACCTCGACGACGCCGGGCACGACCCGGGATCCGACCGGGAGGCCGGCGGCGACCTTCGTGCAGACCTCGACGAGCGCCTGGGACAGCAGGCCGGCGTCGCGGAGCAGCGCGAGCCCGGCCTTGGTGAGCACGTCGTCGGGGGGTGGGCTGGTGCCGTCGCGGGACTCGGGGACGCAGCGCACGAGCTGCACGGCGAACACGGCGTGCCGCAGCCCCGTCGCGCTGATCGGGTTGCCCTTCCCCACGGGGCGGCCGCCCTCGCCGGGGGCGGCCCCGACGCCGATCCCGGACATGGTGACGACGAGCTGCTCGCAGTCCCACGCGATGAGCCGCGGGTTGCCGGGGGCGATGACCCGCCGCCCCGGCAGCTTCACCGCGTCCGACGGATCGCCTCCAGCGGCCTCGAAGTGGGCGACGACCCCGTCGAGGACCGTGCGGGCGAGGCCCGGCACGGCGAGCCCGAGACCGGGCATCAGGCGGCTCCGCGGATCCGGTCGATGAGCTCGGCGCGGGTGCCGCTGGTGTCCAGCTCCCAGGAGGCGGCGAGCGCGACGAGGTCGTCCTTGCGCATGTCGTCGAGGCCCTTCGGCACCATCCGACCCGGGCGCGCCGGCTGGTCGCCGGCCGGGGTGTGTGGGGCGAAGGGGTCGTGCGCGCGGCGGTCGGTCACGGTGTCCTCCTGGCTCTCGGAAGGTCGGGGCTCCACACCGACCCGGCGGCCGGGCGGCCGTACGGGTTCACCGAGCGGATCCACAGGTCGACCGCGTAGAGCCCGGTGAGGCCCTCGGACAGGAACTCCATGTCGTCGAGGGCGGCGTAGGTGATGCCCTGCCGGGTGACCGACTGCAGCCGCTGCGGCAGCCGGCACGGCCGGTCCGGGTTGGTGGCGCTGGCGCGGCCGAACTCGACGGCCAGCTCGACGCACGCCTGCCGCCCGCCGAGCGGGGGTTCGTTCCCGTAGCGGTAGGTGACGAGCGTCCGGTCGCGGCAGGTCGGCCAGCCGCGGCCGTCGGTGCGGGTCAACCACGGGCCGTCGAGCTGCCAGGAGGTGAACGCGACGTCGTCGATCGTGACCGCGACGACCGAGGTGACGTCGGGGTGCGGGAGCCGGATCCCGGTCGGCTCGTAGTGCCCGCCGGCCGGGTCGCGCCACCGCAGCCCCACCACGCCGGGCCCGTCGTAGCAGGGGCAGCAGCCCCACGAGCGATGCCAGGGCCAGCCGGGCGCCTCACCAGCGCGGGGCGGCTCGGGCCGGAGCGTGGCCTCCGCGGTGAGGCTGCGGCCGCGCCACCGACGCCCGGTGAGCGCCCACAGGACGTCGGTGGCGAGGTCGAGGTACATGCACCACTCCTGGGGAGAGTGCATGCCGACTGCCGACGTGGGGATGTCGTCGACACCAGCCCACGCCGAGCAGCCAGCGGGTGTGGTCACGACGAGGAGTCGGCCGTGACCGGGACGAGGCCCTGGGTGAGGTCGGGGATCGACGGCACCCGGCAGTACTGCCAGATGCGGTCGGTGGGGAACTCGATGTCCCCGACCGGGCCGTCCCCGAACATCGGGTTCTGCTCGAGCGTGCCGGTGAGCGTCGGGGTGAGCGCGTCCTCGCCGTTGAGCGTCATCGACTCGCTCGGCCGCAGCTTCGCTCGGGGCATGACCCAGTGGAAGTACGGCAGGGACGAGGAGAACGCGTTGTCGAGGACGGCGCGGGAGAACGCCTCGACGGCGACCCCGTTCGGTGTCGGGTCGACGTTCACCTCCGGGGCCTGGTAGCCGACCACGTTCGGCCCGTCCATGATCAGCTCACCGCCGACGAGGAACTGCAGGATGTACGGGTCCGGGGTGCAGACCTGCATGTCCTCGATCGTGCCGCCGAGCAGCGTGGGCGGGGGCGCGTAGTAGACGCAGGTGATGCCGGCGCCGTTGCGCAGCTCGATCGGGTCCGGTTCCGAGTAGGTGTTCCCGAGGCCCATCGCGACGAGCGCCTCGGTGGTGTAGCTGTTCTCCGGGCCGACCATCGGGGCGCCGGAGGCGTCGAGCTTGGTGAGGCGCAGGCCGAGCGCGAACAGCGACCCCGCACCGTCATATCCAGCCATGGTGTGTTTCTCCTGGTCAGAGGGTGATCTCGGTGGCGAGGTGCACGCACGGATCGAAGGTCGCCGCGAACACGCGCGTGCCCCACACGGTGCGGGTGTTCGTCGACGGGTCGACAGCGTCCGGGTCCGTGATGAGCGTGATCGGCGAGGTGAGCACCGCGACCGGGGCGGTCGCGTAGGCCCACACCGTCGCGCCCGGGGCCTGCCCGGCCGGGCCGCTGCCCGGGTAGCCGGCGTCGGCGACGAGCACGTTCCCGGCGTGCGTCACGAGCTGCTGCCCGACCTGCCGGAACACGTCGTGCAGTCGGCCGAGCGCCATCACCGGCACGTGCAGCATCACCGGCTGCCCGTGCGACGCCTCGAGCGCGGCCTGCTCGAGCCGGCCGAACGCGACGACCGGATCGGTCCCGCTCCCGGTGACGACATCCGCGTCCGGGGAGGCGAGGTAGGCGTTGGTGTGCTGCTGCCCGCCGACCGTGTACGGGTCGGTCTGGGTGAGCTCGCCGGCCCACAGCTCCCGCGCGATCGCGAACGGGGTCTGCGCCTCGACGAGCCGACGCACCCGATCGACGTCGACGGGGCCGCCGAGCGTGGAGCACTCGTCGGCGACCTGCAGCCCGACCGGCTGGTAGTACGCCGCACCGGGCCGGCTCGCCTCGTAGCCGATCTCCGGCTCGTCGCACACCGGCACGAGCCGGTACTCCGTGCCGCAACGCTCGGGGATCCAGGCCAGGCCCGTCTCCCAGCGGTCCAGGGTCGGGCGCACCGCGGACGCCACCAGCCCGGAGGCCGGTGGCGCCGCGGGTACGCCCGGGACGTTGGCGAACATCAGTTCAGTCGCCTGTCCCTGGTCAGGAGATCGCGACGTTGACGGTGCCGGACGCGGCGCCGGTCGGGTCGACGTCGAACACCGGGCGCAGGGCCTCGACGCCGCGGAACGCGACGCCCTCGAACGTCTCCGAGAACTGCTGGTACCTGTTGCGGCTGATCAGCTCGGAGTCGCGAACGAGGCCCAGGTCCAGCGAGCCGCCGTCGAGGAACAGGAACGCCCCGCTCGTGAACAGCAGGCTGTCGAACGGCTCGGGGAAGTTCGGGATCGTGCCGCCGGCCGCGACGTCGGCGTAGACCTGGGACGGGATCGTGACCCCGTTGACGGTCTGCGGGGCGGTGGCACCGTCGAGGAACCACACCGGCGACACGCCGCGGCGGGAGAACCAGCCGCCGATCGTGCTCTCCGCGACGCCGAGCGCTTCCTGCCAGTCCCCGGCCGCCATCTGGTAGGCGATGTCGGCGCGCAGCAGCTCCCGCACCCACTGCGGGGCCATCCACGTGAGGGAGATGCTGTCGTCGAGGCGGTGCCGGTCGCGGTAGTAGGCGATCAGCTTGTCCATCTCGACGAGGATGTGCCGGGTGGCGCCGACGACCTGCGTGTTGGCGCGCACCAGCTTCGACTGCGCGGCCATCTGCCGGTACAGCTCCCGCTCGGCGAGCCGGGCGTGCGCGATCATGCCCTCGCGCACGTTCGCCGCGGTCACCTCGGGGTCGAACCGGGTGGTGATGTTGGAGAACTCCAGGCAGCTGTAGATCGCCTGGATGGTGGCGTCCTCGACGGCGGGGCAGTCGACGACCCAGCAGTCCTTCACGGTGCCGCCGGACCCGTCGGCGGCCTCGTCGTCGGCGAGGGTCCACACACCGGCGCCGTTCACCGCGGCCGCGGCGGAGGAGCCGGGTCGGTACTGGATGCCGCCGCGCTCGACCTGGAACCGCGCGAGCGCGTCGCGGACGGGGCGGGCGGTCGACCCGATGACCTCGACGTCGTAGAGCGTCTCCAGCGGGGCGCACAGCCCACCGGCTGCGACCAGCGCGCCGGGCGAGGTGACGGCCTCGATCTTCGCGAAGTTCTGCTCGAGGCTGTTCCCGAGGACGCGCTCCTCCGGGTACTGCGCCTCGACGCGGGCGACGTGCAGCCGGCCGTGGAACCCGCGGGCCTGGTAGTCGCCGCGGAACCGGTCGTGGATCGCGCGAGCGAGCTCGAACGTCGAGCCGAGGGGCTGGCCATGCTCGAACGAGCCGTTCGACCCAGCGGCCTTCACCTTCGTGACCACAGCGCCGCGCTGCGGCGCGGTCTGGGCGGCGTGCACGCCGGGACGCCCGGTGCGGCCCTCGAGCCGGGCACCGGTGGCGGCGGGTGCGGTCGGGGCGTGCCCGGCGGCGCGGAGGCCCTCGGTGATGCCACGGGCGATCGCTGCGCCGAGCGCGGACGCGGCGAGCGCCGGCTCCTGCGCGCCCTCGACGACGACCGTGTCGCCACCGTCGGCGGGCTCCCCACCGTCGCCCGGCTGGCCCGGCTCGCCGGTCTCCGCCGTGTCGGTGTCGGCCTGCTCCGGGTCGGGGATGTCGAGGCCGTCGAGCAGGTCGCGCGCCCGGTCGGCGTTCTGCGCGGCAGCCTGGACGCGGGTGTCCCGCTCGCCGACGACGACGTCGCGGACCTCCTTCAGCTCCTCGAGCTGGGCGACCAGCTCGGGCGTCGAGGCCTGCTCGCGGGCCTGGCCGACGTGCTCGCGGATCGACGCGACCGCGGCCTGGATCTCCTCGTCGGTGACGTCGGCGGCGTTGTTCTGGAGCTTGTCGCGCAGCGCGCGGAGCTCCTCGAGGGTCATGCTCATCGCTGTGGCCTTCCGGCTCGTGTGCTGTCGGGGGGCGGGGACACCCCGGCTATGCCGGAAGACGGCTGGCGCTAGGCGCCGGGCCGCGTTCCCCTTCCTTGATCGGCGAGGATCAGGGCGGAGCGGCTGTCAACGACGGCAGTCGCGTGTCGTGCGGCCGCGCGAGGATGGCGCGGTGGACCGCCTGGATGAGGACCTGGTGCGCCGGCTCGTCGGCGAGCACCTGCAGCAGCACCCGACCACGCGCACGCTGCATCTGACCGACGCCACCTTCCACGCAGCCGTCGAGGCAGCCCGGACCACGCTGGTCGCGGTCACCGCCTCGATGCGCGCAGCCGGCCTCCCGTTGTGGCAGGCGGAGGCCGTGCTGCGCGGAGCGCTCGACCAACTGCTCGGCGACCAGTTGCTCGCCGAGCAGCGGCGGCAGGTGGAGCTGGCTGCGGCGCTCGCGCTGGCACCGCCCAGCACGGGCCGGGGCGTGCCGACATGAGGGAAGACCTCTGGCGCGGCCCGGTGATCAGCCCAGAGCCGCCCCCGGCCGTGATGGCGGCGCAGGACGGGCAGGGGTACATCGCCGATCGTCTGCTGGAGCCGTGCGAGTACTGCGGCGACGGCGTCGGGTCGATCTGGCGGTGGCGGCACAACGGCCGCTCCGAGTGCTGGCTCGACATCGACGGGATCGGGCCGTGGGTAGAGGTTCGCCAGCCATGACGGCTGAGTTGCTCACCGGTCACGTCCCACGTGGAATCGCGTGGTGTCCGTACTGCGGCCGCGAGGTCGACCTCGGCGAGGCCGCCCTCGACGACAACCGCGCCGTCACCGAGCTCGCCGAGACCAGCAGCGCAGTAGCGGTGTTACCCCCGCGGCATCACGCGCTGATGCACCGTGTGTCGCGGTGGCCGAGGGTCGGATGGGACGAGCACCGTTGGCTCGCGGATGGGTACGAGCTACGCCGCGTCCTCGCGGTGTAGCTCACTCCGTCCTAGCTGGCGCGCCACCGCGGTCCGATCGGCACGACAGGCCCGTCCCACGAGGCCGGAGCGCCCGTGCGCCAGGCGACACGGAGCACAGTCCGGGCGCCTCCGGCCAGCAGCGACGGGCCGTCGGCGTGGTCGACGAGGGACGGCCACGTGTACCGGACGGGGCGGCGCTGGTTGCGGTACCAGCAGCCGATCCGCTGGTCGTAGGGCAGATGGCACCGCTTCCCCCAGGCGAGGAGCCCGGCCAGGTCGGCGGCGGGGAGCACGGTGGCGACGCCCCAGAGCAGGGTGTTCGCCTCGAGCCAGGACGCGCCGATCTCGTCGGCCCGCCGGACGGCGCGGGCGACCTGCTCCGGCCGTGGGCGGGAACGGCCGACGTAGAGCCCGATCGGCCCGTCCGGGTAGGCGGCCACCGCGGCGCCGACGTGCTCGAGCAGGCCGGGCACCGGCACGGCGTCGTCCTGCACGATCAGCGCGTGCGCGGCGTCCTGCTGCGCCGCCCATGCGAGCGCGCGGGCGTGGGTGGGCCACTCTCCCTCGCCGAGCCGGTCGACGACGAGGTGCGCGCCCAGCTCGGAGGCGAGCTGCTCGGCGGCGGCGAGCCGGGCCGGGTGGGCGACCACGGCGACGGCGGGGCTCACGCGAGGGCCTCGACGGCGCGGACGAAGGCGTCGAGCTCGGGCCGCGGGTCCAGCTCGGCCGCGCGGGCGCGGGCACGCCGGGAGGCGACTTCGTCGTCGTAGAGCCGCCGGATCGCGGTCCCCCACGCGTCGACGTCGTCCCGGTCGATGAAGGTTCCGGCACCGGCGAGGGACTCCCGCAGCCCCGGTGTGGGGTGCGCGATCACGGGGATCCCGGAGTGCATCGCCTCGACCCCGACCATCCCCCACGACTCGTAGTCCGACGGCATCAGCAGCAGGCGGGTGCGCGCCCACACGTCCCGGCGCATGTCCGCGGTGTGCGGCTGCCACACGACGTTCGGAAGGTCGGGGCGCCGGAGCTGCTCGTCGCGCTGGTAACCGCCCTCAACGGCGAGGAACCGGTGCTCCGGCAGGCGCTCGGCGAGCGCGTAGAACGTCGCAGCACCCTTCGCGGGGATCGGGTTGACCAGCGTGATCATGTCGCCGCGGGTGGTGACGTGCTGCTCGCCCCACACCGGCGGGTGCACGACGAGCGCGCGGGCTCGGCGGCCGTGGGCGCGGTGCAGCCAACGCGTGTTGTAGACGACGAGCGCGGACCGGCGGGCGAGGAACCGGGCGGTGAGCCGGTTCGTGTTGTGCACGACCTGGACGGCGGGCCGGCGGGTGCGGTGCGCCCAGTCGAGGATCCGGCCGGTCTCCTTGTGGTGGCCGATGCCGACGTCGTAGGCCTCGGTGCGGAGCCGGTCGAGGTGCTCGGCGCCCTGGTGCACGAGTACGCCGTCGAGGTCGACGGTCGGGCCGTCCTGCTCGGTGACGATCAGTTCCGGGTGGTGGCCGGCGCGGGCGAGCGCGGCGAGGAGTTCGTGCAGCATCAGCTCCGACCCGCCCCGGTTGGCCGGGAGCCCGTAGTGGGCGACCGCGACGATCCGCACGTCAGCGCCCGGCGATGAGCTGCCGCATCCCGCGCGGGTTGCGGCGCAGGCCGCGGTAGCGGTTCTGCCGGGCGATGTTCCGCCGGTACTGCTGGGAGGTGCGGTCCATCTCCGAGGGGTGCCAGAGCCCGTAGAGCGTGCCGTCGTGCCTGACGGTCTGGCCGAGGAGCGCGTCGCAGGCGTGGCGGAACGCGACGTCCTCGCCGCCCCACCCGTGGAACCCCTCGTCCTGCCCGCCGGCCTCCCAGTAGGCGTCGTGGTCGATGACGAGCACGCCGCCGACGCTGTTGGTGGTGACGAGCTCGGGCTTCCCGATTCCGGCTGGCTGTGCTCCCTGCAGGAGCACGCGGAGGGTCTGCTCCCGCGTCAGCCCGGCGAAGATCGTGTAGGGCAGGTGCAGCAGGCCGTCGCCGGCGGCCTCGATCGCGGCCTCGACCGGCTCCCGCTCGGGCAGCGAGTCCGCGTCGCACACCACGACCACCCCGGAGCCGGCCTCGCGGACGCCCGCGTTTCTGGCCGCCGACCGGTTGAACGGCTCGTGGCCGCTGTCGGCGACGACGAGCCGCGCGCCGGGCAGGATGCGCTGCAGGTGGCCGCGGGTGTAGTCGGCCGCGACCTCCCGGTCGACCTGGCCACCGCGGAACGGGACGACGACCGTCACGCGCATGCCGCGACGCTCCACAGGTAGTAGCCGAGGACGTCGCCGCGCACGCTGTCGACGACGCCGCGGCCGAGCGCGTCGAGCATCTCGTCGTGGCCCCAGTGGTCGCGGTGGATCTCGAACCAGTTCCCGCCGACCGCGTCCTGCGCGTGGTGGGCGAGCGGGATCGAGACCAGCAGGTTGTCGGCCCACGCCTGCAGCAGCCGCAGCACCGAGCGGGCCTCCGGCTTCGCCATGTGCTCGAGGACGTCGCCGATGATGACGAGGTCGGGGGCGTAGGTGATCGAGTGCAGGTCGACGTGGCGGACGTCGGCGACGATCACGTGGTTGTACTTCGTCCAGAGGTCGTGCTCGGCGATGTACGGGGCCCAGGCCTCGACGGCCTTCCACGTCGCACCGGGGGTGTGCTCGCGGGCCAGGTCGCTGTAGGTGCCGGCACCGGGGCCGATGTCGACGACCACCTTCGGGGCGAGGTCGCGGATGCGGTCGAGGGCCCACTGCTTGTTCTCGGTGTCGGAGATCGGCACGACCCGGAGCCTGCTCGCGGGCAGGGCGCGGGTGGCTCGTAGACGCGAGTCGAGGCCGACCGATAGACATGCATCGTGAACGAGCAGACCCAGCCCACCACGCCGTTCCTCGCGCTCGTCTGCGTCGTGGCCGCTGGCGCCTTGTGCGCTGTCGCGGCCTCCCCCGTCGGCGATGGGATCCGCATCGCCTGGGACGCCCTCACCCTCTGGGCTGCGGCCCTGATCGGAGCCTGACTATGACCGACGCCCCGCTCATCGCCACCCCGCAGGCCTACCCACTCGTCTGCCGAACGACCGACAACCAGCGCTACCTCGTCGTCGGCTGGACTGCTTCGGGCATCGCGGTTGGCGTGCTGCAGACGACGAGCCTCGCGCAGCCGAAGGTCGCCTACGGCGCGGAGGAAATCGTCGGCGAGCTGACCTTCCACATGGGCGGCATGAGCGTTTCGGTCGACGGCGACATCTCCACGAGCGTGACTGGGGACCTCACCGTTGATGGCACGCGGTCCGACGGCGCGATCGCCATCGTCGACATCGATCGTTGACCTGGCCCTCGTAACGCCGAAGTCAAGCCCCTCGATCAGGGGGCGTGGCTTCTGGCTGTAGAGACTGCTCTGCCTGCACTCGCTCCCTGGTCTTCAAGATGATGGTGCTGTTCTGCTGGACCTGGTACGGGTGGATGTTCACGATGTGGATGCGGCGCTGCCCGCAGTGCCGGCACGGCCTCGGCCGCCACGCGCGCCGCGCCGACGGCTCGTTCAAGGACTGAGCGGGAGACCCCGATGCTCGCGATCATCGCCCGGAGCGGGCCGCCCGAGGCCCAGAACTGCGCCGCAATCCTCTGCGACCAGTGTCTCGAACCGATCGCTGGCCTTCAGGGCGGCGACGGCAAGGGCGGCATGGTCATCTTCCGTACGGGGACCGATGGCCGACAGGAGCTCGCCACGCTGCACAAGGGCCGGTGCGACCGCACGTACGAGGCCGCCCACCCAGGCCCGCGCTGGAGCTGGCAGGAGATGCAGGAGTTCATGCGATTCCTCGCCATGAACACCGCCGAGCCCTTCCCGCTTGAGGACAACGTCGAGTATGTCGCCCCGGCGCCTTCCCGCTGGCGCCTCGGCGAATACCGACGCCGCTCGTAGCGTCACCACCACCGGGCGGGCCAGAACCAGACGATCACCCACAGCACGACGGCGACGACGAGCCCGATCACTAACGCGGCCGCCCACCAGCGCGGCATCGCTACGGCGCTCCGCCGATGCGGAACGACCCGGCCGCCGAGGGGATCGCGGCCGGGTCGTTCACGCCGGGGAGCGTCGATGGCGCGCTGCGCGCCGACTAGGTAGACGCGAGTCAGGCGTCCGCGCCGTACGCGGCGTCGCGGGCCTTCCGCAGGGTCCGGATCAGCCGGTTGATCCCCTCGCGGTCGAGGTCGAGCCAGAGGCTGTCGGTCTCGCCGCCGGTGTCGCCCTGGTCGATGCGGATCTTCGCGGCCGGTCCGGCCGTGACTCCGACCTGGACACCGCGGTCCGAGGACCAGCCGACGGCGAGGTGCTCGACCGGGTAGTTCTGCAGCACCGTCGAGCTGGCGTCGTCGTCGAGCCGCACGCGGAGCGCCTCGGGGCTGTAGATGAGTTCCTTGGGCATCACGCCCACCTCCATCACGGAGTCCAGCCGCCCCCTCGCGGGGCGGGACCGGGTCACGGTCGTGCGGCGCGTCCTGTGCGTCGGGTGAGTCGCGAGTCCTCTGGGCGGCACCGAAAGAATGCCCCGGTGATCAGGGACATGGTGCTGGACGCTGCGGGGCAGCCACCCGACGTGACCTGGTTCGGTCTCGATCCGGGAGACGTCGTCGCGATCGCGGCCGGCGTCATCGCGTTGGCGGCGTTGGTCGTCTCGATGGTCTCGACGGCTGCTGCACGCGACTCGGCCGCGGCGGCGAAGGCGTCGGCCCAGGCGGAGGCGCAGGCGCTGCAGCTCGCGGTTGCTGCGGCCGAGCGCGAGGCCGCAGCGAGGTATGAGGCGGAGGGCCCGCGGTTCCAGGCGAGCGGCACCTTCTTCGTCGGGGAGAGGGATTACGCGACGGTCCTGCTGATGATGATCGGCGGACCCCCGCGCGTGAACCTGTCGATCGAGCTGAAGCCGGATGCGTGGTGCCTCGGCTTCGTCCACGGCGAGCAGCACTGGAGCCACGATCACGAGTTCCGTGACGTCGCGCCGGGCGTGCCGATCCAGTTCCGCGTCGGCCTGATGCTCGAACGTCCCGACCCCGTGACCGCGGTGAACGCGGCGCTCGGCGTCGCACAAACCAACCGCGTCGACACCACGAGCCACCACCTCCCGATGCTCATGTATGTCACCGCCGTAGACGCGGCCGACGAGTCGCGTTCGTGGGACCGCGACGTCCCTGTGGTGGTGTTCCGCTGGCAGCCGCCGGCCTAGCGGTTACGCCGGTCGCCCGGCCAGAATCCGACAGCGTCCCGGTGCAACTGGGCACACATGCCGCCCACCATGCGCTCCGGGACGCCGTGCCCGCGGGCCTGCGCCATGCACCGGGTCATGTCCCCGGGGCTGCCCCAGGCGATGCGGGCGGCGACCTCTCCGCGCAGGTACGACTCGCGCAGCTGCGGCGGCATCCGGGAGAGGTACTCCTCGACCTCGGCCTCGTCGACGTCGTCGTCGAGCGCGGCGAGCAGCTCGGCCGCGCGGTGCGGGGAGTCGTCGAGCTCGGCGAGCAGCGCCGCGGCGCGGTCGGGGGTGTCGTCGAGCTGCTCGAGGAGCTCAGCACGCCGAGCAGACAGCTCCCCTGCGGCGCGGCGCTGCTCCAGCCTGGCGGCGACCGCGTCGGCGAAGTCCTCCGCGTCCGGCAGGTGCCCGTTGGGCTTCACCAGGCTGCCGGCCTGGTCGTAGAACCGGATCCGGCCGTCACCGCCGACTTCCACGCGGGGGCCGATAAGCGCGCCGGTGGTGATCTTCCCGACGACGAGGGACTCGATCGGCGCCCCGGCCGGGAGGGCTCCGGCGGCGACCAGGGCCTGCGGCTCCCCCGACGCGACGCGGGCGCGCGGAACGGGGAAGCCGGGCACGTTCACGGCGAGCAGCGCGACCAACTCGAGGCCGCCGCCGACGCGCCGCCAGTCCCCGGAGAGCGCGGAGGCGCGCAGCCGGGCCGCGGTCTGCTCGTCCACCGTTGGCCGGAGCGCGCCGGCGACCCAGATTCCGTAGGCGTCCTCCCCGACGGCGACGTCCGCGACCACGGCGCCCGTGTGGTCGTAGTGCGCGGCGGCGGCCTGGCGGGACATGCTCGTCGGTGCGTGCCCGGTGTCCATCGTGATCGATCCGACCGGGACCTCGGTGCCGTCGTCGCACAGCAGCGCGCCGGTGGCGAAGTAGGCGTAGCCGGAGCGCGAGCGGGGCGCGGTGACGCACTGCTGCGGGAACCCGATGTGGCAGGTCCCGAACACGGCGGCGTGGCCTCGGATCCGGCCGTCCTCGTCGATCGTGAGCGGCGTCGGGCCGTCGAGCTGCGGGTCGGTGAACCACGCTGCCGGTCGGCGGACGGCGCCGGCGGCGACGATGACCTCGTCGACGGGCTCGTCGGGCTGCACGATCTCGACGACCTGCGTCACCTCGCCGCCGGCTTCGGTGATCCGCTCGCGGGCCTGCTGCTCGTGCTCGTCGCACACCGGCACGTACGCCTGGCCGCCGTCGAACAGCAGCGACCTCACGGCGGGGTGCTCGCCGAACTCGCACGGCTGCGGCGCGTCCGGCAGCCCGACCTCGTCGGCCGGCTCGAGCACGACGTCCTCGGCGGCGGCCGCGTAGAGGAGGTCCTCGCCGGGTTCCTCGTCGTCGGGGTCTTCCGCGCGGGGCTCGCCGAGCGGGTAGTCGGTGATCTCCTCGCCGAGGGCGACACGCAGCCGGTCGAACTCGACCGGGCCGACGTACGACAGGGCGGCGGGGTCGAGCCCGTAGCCCGCGGTGACGTGCGGGAGGAACACGGGGTGCTCGGACACGTCGAACGCGGCGGCCTCGCCCTTGAGCGTCGGCAGCATGTCGCCGGAGACGAGGTAGACCGCGCAGGGCTCGCGGTCGTTCGCGCCGGTGGGGTTGAACGCGGCGTGCCCCATCACCTCGGCCTCGACGGGCGGGGTGGCCTCGGCGAGTCGGCGGACGGCGTCGAGCACGGCGGTGCGCTGCTCGTCGCTCCAGCCGGTGACGTCCTCTCCGAGGTAGGCGAGCGTGAGGTGCAGCTGCTCGGGAGGGTCGCCGCCCTCAACGACCAGCGCGCCGGGGTCGGCCGGGACGAGCGCGATCATCCCGCCGGTGTGCGGGCCGTCGGCGGCCGCGAGCACGGCGGGCGGCTCGTCGTCGACGTCGACCTCGTCGGGGTCGGCCCAGTTCTCGCGGATGTAGTCGAGGATCGCCGCGGCGAGCTGCTCGGCGTCCCGCTCGGCCCCGCTGTCGATGACGGTGCGAAGCTGCTCGGCCGCGTCGGCCGGCACGGTCACGTCCGACAGGTCCCCAGCCGCGACGAGCCCCGCGAGGCACAGGCCGCATTCGTCGCCGACCTCCGACGACCGCCACGCAGGCACGGCGGAGGCGAGCAGCCCGTCGGGCAGCTCCTCGACCGTGATCGGCTCCGGGACGGTCGCCTCGTCCTCGAGCTCCATGTACGCGTCGCCGAACGCGGGGATCGGCACCAGCGTCGCGGCGGCGATCTCGGCGGCGTGGGTGATGAGCTGCCGGGCCGGGTTGTCCGGGTCGACCGGCAGGCCGGGGTCGTCCTCGGACATGGGCATGCCGAGGATGTCGTAGTCCATCCCGACCAGATCGACGGAGACGCCGCGCAGGTAGCGGCGGCGCACCAGGTTGCCGAGGTTGCGGCCGTCGATGTCGATGCTCGGGTCGATCGCGCCGGTCGCCGACCACACGTAGGTGCCGTCGGGGAACGGCTCGCCGGTGCGGCGGGAGACGACCTCGGGCCCGGGGATCCGCTCGAGGGTGTCGATGCGGCCGACGATGACGGCCGGGCCGGGCTCGTCGCCGCCGTGCGCGGACTCCGTCTGCGCGAGCAGCGACAGCGGCAGGGCCCGGTGCGTGAGCGCGCCGGCCTCGATGAACCGGCCGTCCGAGGTGTCCATGCCCTCGAGGACGAGCACCGGGAAGCGGACGCGCCACTCTCCCGTGGCGGTCTCCTCGAGCAGCTCGACGGGCTCGACCGCCTCGACGGTCTGGGTCGGTGCGGTCATGCCTGCTCCTCCTCGACGCGCTCCGGCCAATGCCAGGTGCCGCCCGTCTTGTCCTGCTCGTCCTGCAGGCACATCTGGTTGAAGAACATCCCGGTCGGGTTGAGCACGACGAGGGACGCGAACACGTCGCCGGGCTCGTTCTGCTCGGGGTGCTCGTCGAGCCCGGCGATGATCGCGGCGCGGCACTGGGAGGTGTACTCGCCGCCCGGGGTGCCGTAGCTGACGTAGTGCACGATGCGGCCGATGCTCGGCTTCACGAGTCGTCCCCGTTCCTGTCGATGTACTCGCGCTGCAGCCGCTGCACGGCGCCGAAGATCCGGTCGCGGACCTCGGTCTCCTGCTGCAGCGACGTCCCGACCCGGCCGGCCGCGGTGTCCTGCGCCGCGACCTGGGCGGCGAGGATGTTCCGCGGGTCGCCCTGCGCCTCCCGCAACCGGCGGGCGACGATCCCGTCCTCGAGGTCCGGGACCGCGTAGATCGGGACAGTGCGACAGCGGCAGCCCTGGTGATCGCCCGGGAAGTAGTACGGCCCGATCCAGCTGGTCGCCGGCTCCGTGTCGAGCTTCGGGTCCGTGAAGGTCGCGAACCGCACCTTGTCCAGCTGCGTGTGCCACGGCGTGAACCGGTCGCGGACGATCGCGTACCGGTACTGCCACTCCCAGCCGAGCAGCACACCGCCTTCCTCGCCGACGAGCTGCGCGACGTCGGGCCCGGCGCCGAACCCGCCCGGCCCGGGCGTCTCCTCGAGGCGCGGCGCGCGGGTCTGCGAGGAGGGCCGGATCGGCTGGGCGCCGCCGGCGACGCGGAGCACGTCCTCGACGTCCTGCGGTCGGATGAGGGTGTCGACGGGCTCGCCGGGGCCCTGCTCGGGGACGAGCGGGTCGGGCCGGAACAGGGCCTCCTCCGCGGCGGCGTCGAGGCGCTCGGCGAGGGTCTGCCACGCCTGCCCAGCACGGGCGGTGAGTCGGGTGCGGACGCGGGCGCGGATCTCGTCGGCGCGGCTGCTGCGCGGCGGGATGCCGAGGAGGTCGACGAGGATCTCCGCGACCTGGGCGGCGGCGTCGGTGAGCCACCGCTCGAACTGCCCGCGGAGCCGGGCGTAGCCGTCGGCGAGCAGGTCGGAGATCGAGACGAGCGACTCGACCCGGGCCCGGCCGATGCGGGCGGGCACGAGGTGCGCGTCGACGCCCTTGATGCTGGCGGCGAGGGCGCGGTCCTTCTGCGCCTGCGATCGGACCCGGGCGCCAGCGCGTTCGAGGACGCGGGCGAGCGCGGCGTCGGCGGCGACGAGGATCCGGTCGGCGAGCTCGGCGTCGACGTCTGCGAGGCGGCGTGAGGCGTCGACGTCGACGTGTAGTCCGTAGGGATCTGGCTCGGCGGCGGCGGCGACGATCGGGCCAGTCGGGTTCGTGCGCTCCGTCGCGGGCTGCGCCGGCGTCGGCCGGGCCGGCGTGGTCTGCCCGGGCTGCGCGGCCGGTTCGTCACCTGCCGGTAGCTGTGCCCGCCCAGCAGGCTGGGCGTCGATCGTGACCGGCTGCTGCGGGGCGCGGAGCCCGAGGATCCCGGCGGACGTCTCGATGGGGAGCCGACCGGTGGCGACGAGCCGGCGCATGTACTCGTCGTTGTCCGGGGCGTCTTCCTCGTCGAACCCGAGCGTCTCGCGGAGCGCCTGGTCGCTGATGACGAGCGCCGCGTGCGCGTCGCGGGCGTCCTGCCCGCGGTTGGGGTTCTCGGCGAGCGGGGACGGGTCGACGGCGATCGTGACGCGGGCGATGTCCTCGGGCTTGTGACCGAGAGACTCCAGGGCAGGCCGGAGGTAGGCCTGCATCATCGCGGCGGCGATCGTCTCCGCGGCCGGCTCGACCTGGTCCCGGATGCTGCGGGCGTCGATGATCCAGGCGCCCCAGTGGTTCATCCCGCCCACGCCCTCGACCTGTTCGGGCTGGATGTCGAGGCCCTTGAGCAGCCGCAGCAGCGCGGCGGACTGGCGGGCAATCAGCGCTTCGGCGTCGGCGCGTTGCACGGTGACGTGGCGGACCTTGTCGAGGTCCTGCGGGTCGCCGCGTAGCACGATCGGGACGACGGCCTGGGCGTCGCCGTCGTCGCGGATCGGGGCGAGCATCGCGGCGGTGAGGTCGGCCATGAACGTGGTGCTCATGACGGAGTCGTCGTGCTCGTCGTCGTTCCGCTCCTTGGGCATGTCGAGGCTCTGCGGGATGAGCAGGAACCCGTTCGCGGCGACGCGGGAGCGGGCGGCGGCGCGCTGCTCGCGCCCGGCGAGCACGACGTCCTCGCAGACGTCGAGGAGGGTGCGCATCGGCGAGTCGGCGAGCTGCCCCCACTCCGGGTGTGGCACCCAGCAGCGCAGCAGGTCCTCCCGCTCCGGGTCGATCAGTCGTGTGGTGCCGGCGACCGCGGACGGGAGGGTGTTGAGGGTGACCCGGCCGTCCGGCGAGACGCTGATCTCGCTGGTGGACCGGACGTGGAAGCGTTCGTCGCCGTCGACGTGGACCCAGGCCTCGCCGGCGATGCCGAGGTTCTCGTCGAGGCGGGCGGTGAACCCGTCGGGCTCGTGGTCGAAGGGCAGCCTCTCGAAGTTGACGATCGCGTCGGCGGCAAGCTGCGCGGGCAGGCCGTGGTCCTCGTCGCCGTCGAGCGGGACCGGGTCTTCGGGCCACGCGCGGGTCGCGGCGACGTAGAAGCGGCAGCGGGCGACTGCGCGGGAGCGGAGCCGCTGCGCATAGCGAAGTTCGCCGATCAGATCGCGGTAGGCCCACGCCTGGGTCTGCCAGCCCTGCCGGGTCGCGACGAGCAGCGTGCCGGCGTCGCGCTTGGACAGGTCGATCCGCTGGCCGTCGGCGCGCAGGACCTTGAGCGGGGCGCGTTGGGGGCGCTCGGCGACGGCCGTAGCGGAGGCGCGACGACCCAGAACAGCCACGCGCAACCCCTGTTCCTCGCCGATCTGCGGACAGCGGCGAGGTTCGGGGTCGGCCGGGGCGGGGCGCGATCAGTCGCGTGTCATGGCGCCCCGACGAGGCGGTCGGGGCACGAGGCGCATTGCTCGTTGGACGCCACCGTGCCGCCTGCTCGTGCTCGACGCCGCGACGCTGCCCGGAGGCCTCGCGTCGCCGTCATCAACTCGTGACCTCAGATCGGCGATATCCCTTGACGAACACAGCAAGAGATAGATAGAGTAGTTCATGTAAGGCCAACAACTACAGAGAGGAGTTCGGATGACCGAGCTGGGAGACAAGTTCCTGCTCGCGCTCGCCGACCAGGGGTACGGCATCGTCTTCACCGGCGAGGACCTGACCATCCTGGAAGCGAGCCACCGGGAAAGGCACCACATCCCGGTGATCCTGCTCGATGACCCGGTGTACGAGTTCCTGCTCGTCGCGGCAATCGAGGCCTTCGCGCAGCTCGACGGGCGGTTTGACACCCGCGCCGTGTTCGGCGGGAAGCACAGGAGCGGCGAGAACTAGTCAGGTGACCTCCGGGGTGCTCACACCACCCCGGAGGTCACTCCCAGCGTACGGCCCCGGCCTTCCTTGACCAGAAGAAAGGAAGATGGCCAAGATAGGCGACATGGACTCGCGCATCTCTTACGTCGTGACCCTGACCGTGCAGCTCGACCGCGTCATCGACGACGAGGTCGCCCGCGACGTCGCCGCCCGCTGGGCGACGAACAGCGGCTTCGACCTCGGCATGACCTCGACCAGCCTCGACGAACCCTGGCTTCGGGCGTCCGCCGGCCTGCAGACCACCCCCACGGCCGACCCAGTGCAGGTCGTCACCTCCGCCGTCGGGAACCTCAGCATCGAGCTCCGCGAGGTCGGACACAAGGTCGAAGCGTGGCGCGCCGTCGAGATCATCAGCGCGGACGAGCAGGCGCGGCGCGGTCGCACGCGCGGCATGCCCGACCTCGTCAACGCCGAGCAGTTCGCGGAGCTGGCCGGACTCACCCGCCAGCGGATCTACCAGTACCTCAGCGACCGGCGCGCTGGGAAGCGGGCCGACTTCCCCGAGCAGGTCCTCGACGGGTACTGGCTGCGCTCCACCGCCGAGCACTGGGCCACGAACCGGAAGCGGAAGCCGGGGCCGGACCCGCGCTCCGCGACCGAGGGGAAGCGGTGACCGCCCCCGCTACCCACCGAGGTGCGCGAGGTGGCCGGCCACCGCGGATCCGGCGAGCGCGCGGGCGATCCACGGCCAGGCGCGCGGCCACCGGCGCCGCGCGAGCACGACCGCGGCCGCGATCCACATCGATAGGCACCACGGGCAGGTGAGCAGCTCCGTCGCCTTCCGGTCGCGGCCGAGATCGAGCAGCAGCTCCCGCGCCGGGCCGAACGGGACGTCGTCGTCCTGCACGAGCCGGGTGAGCCGGTGCACGGCCAGCGCGTCGACGGCCACCTCAACCGCGTCAGTGGGCTTCACCGGCCCACCGCCTGCATCGCGCGCTCGTCGCGGCGCCACCGGTACAGAGCCCGCGCGTACACGAACCCGTACGCGGCCGCCGAGCCGATGAAACCCCACTGCCTCGTCGCGACGGCGTAGGCGATCCACAGGACCTGCGCGCCGAGCCCGACCGCCCATCCCCACGAGTTCCGCTGGCCGGCGAGCCAGATGCCGAGGACGCCGACCGCGGTGAGCAGCACGGACCACCAGACGGGGATCACCGGGCCCTCCTATCGACGTGGGCGAGCCACCAGCCGAGGTCGGCGTGCAGCTGCTCGACTTGCTCGACGTCGAACACGAGGGTGTCGGGCTCCTCCTCGGAGCCCCGCATCCCGACGCGCAGGAACGGCCAGACCGCGCCGTCCTCGTCGCCGTCGTCGTGGCCGTCGCGGGTGATGTGTCCGGGGATCAGCCCGAGGTCGAAGCTGCCGCCGCGCGTGTCGTCCATCGACGGCAGGACATGCGAGCCCCGGTACAGCATCGGGGCCCGCCGGTCGGGCTCGTCGACGTCGAAGGTGCAGAAGCTGCCGTAGACGCTCACCCCTCGGCTCCGTCCGGCTTGCTGCCGTCGGCTGGCCGGTAGCCGAACATGTAGGCGACGATCGCCCGGGCCTGCTCCTCGGTGAAGCCGTTCCGGCGTGTGGCCGCGACGAAGCCCTCGACCATCTCGAGGAACGGTGCGATCCCCGCGAGCGCCTCGTGGCCGGCGAGCGCGGCGCGGTGCAGCTCCGCCTCGGTCACGACCGCACCGCCACGCTCGTTGCCCAGTCGGGGCCGGCCCAGCGGCCGAGCTGCCCGCACCGGCACTCCGCCCCGGGGGTGATCACGGCGACGGTGCCGTCGGTCAGCTGCACGTCGACCCCGGCGCGGGCCCGGCGCCCGGTCGGGATCGGCTGCTGCCGGAGCCAGTTGACGCCGGCGTGGAACGCGACCTCGTCCGGGCGGGTGTAGACCCAGAGGCCGGCGTGCTCGCCGCCCTCGGCGAGGACGACGCGGGTCTTGCGGAGGTTGCGGCCGTCGGGGAGGACGACACTGGCGGGGTACCAGCGGCCGCGCACGGTGGTGCTCATCGGGTCTCCAGCGGGTGGGTGGCGCTGCGCAGCTGCGCGAGCTGTTCCTCGAGGACGGCCATGCCGCGGCAGCGGTGCGGGTCCTGCGGGTTCTCCCCCCACGCGGTGCCCCACGGCACCATGAGGCCGTCGGCGGCCGCGCGGGGCACGTAGTGGATGTGCAGGTGGAACACGGACTGCGTCGCTTCCCGGCCGGCCGACGTGATCAGGTTGAACGGGCGCGCCTGCCGGCGGGCGTAGTCGGCGACGTCCTCCATCACGATCGACGTCAGCGACGGCATGGACGCCGCGTCCTCGGTGTGGGTCTTCGGGATCGCGAGGATGTGCCCGTCGACGACCGGGCCAAGCGGCACGATCATCAGGGTGATGTCGGTTTCCGCGACGATGGTCGCGGGCGCCCGCCCGGCGACGATCTCGCAGAACACGCAGTCGGTCACGTGAAGCTCCTCCTGAGCTGGTCGAGCAGGTCGGTGAGGCGGGGCAGCAGCTCGAGCAGGCGGGCTGCGAGCGCGCCGACGGTGACTCCGGCGACGAACGCGGCGAACTCGAAGATGCTCATCAGGCCGGCCACACCGTGACGAGCAGCGCGGTCGCCGCGGCGAGGGCGAGCGCGTAGCCGAGCACGGCGAGCCGGTCGCGGGCGCGGGTGCTCATGCCGACCGGCCTCGCAGCTGCTGCTCGAGGTGCTCGACCCGGCGCGCGGTCATCGACGTCACCGACCCTGCCGGCTGCGCGTCGGGCTGCGCCGGGTCTGGTCGGGCGGGGAGGCCGAGGGAGACGCGGGCGGCCATGACGCGCTGCACGGCCTGTCGGTCCTCGGGGTACCGGTGCCCCTTCGGGGAGATCCACTTCGTGGGGTCGTCCGGGTCGAGCTGCCACATCGTGGGGTCGTAGACGTCGCAGCGGCGGCGGGAGCGCGCCTTCGGCCGGGAGCGGCGGTAGACGGGGACGCGGGTGTCGTAGGCGTGGCCGCGCCACGTCGAGTACGCCGACACCTGCGCCTCGGTGAAGCCCTGCCGGATCGCCGCGGCGAGCTCACCTGGCGTGCAGACGGCGGCGGCCCACCCCGGGACACGGGGCTGGGACAGCCGCCACCGGCCGTCGTCGAGCTGCGCAACGGTCACGGTGATGGCGCGGACCTGCCTCGGCACCCCGGGCGGCGGGCCCTGGAGGTCGCCGGCGGGGCGGCGGGCCTTCGTCGGGCCGTGGGTGCGGCGGCTCGCGGTGGAGCGGGGGATCTGGGCGTTCAGCGTCTCGTGCTCCTCGTGATCCTCGACGATCCGCGGTCGCGGATCCCGGTCGAGCTGGTGGGGACCCGGTCGGTAGCGCGGCCGAGTCCGGCGGCGGGCATCGCGTCGAGGAGCTGCGCGGCGTGGATGACGGCGTCCGCGCGGTCCGGGGAGTCCTGCCCGGGCTGCCAGGTGGTGAGCTGGTGCTCGACCTTCGCGTGCCGGCCGACCATGACGGCGCGGCCGGTCTCGAACATCGGGGCGGCGAGCTGCATGCGCTGCTGCTTCGACCCGCGGGCGACGATCGGCACGAGCCGCGGCCCGGACGACGGGAGCGCAAGGATCGCGTCGACGTCGCCGACGATCTCAGCGAGCGCGCCGCGGATCTCGTCCCGGGCGTCGGGGCTGTCGTCCGGACGCGCGACCCGCTGCACGGCCGCGTCGACGTCGCCGCCGGTGTGGCGCAGCGCCTTCGCCTCCCGGTACACGGCGGCCCACGCCTGCCGGATCCGCTTCGGCAGCTGCGACAGCGACTGCTCGTAGGCCAGCGTCACTGCGCCGCGGCGCACGCACGTGAGCAGCGCGACCCGGGCCCACCGGGCGACGGTCATCGGGGCGGAGAGGTCGTCGAGGATGAACACCCGGCCCGTGGTGGGGTGGCTGGTGGCGAGGATGATCCCGGCCTCGTCGCCGTCGCCCTCGTTGTCGGCCGGGTCGACCACCACGGTGGGCGGCAGGCACCCGGCCGGCGCCTCGTGCACGCGCCACGTGTCGAACCAGGCGGCCTTGAAGACGCCGCCCTCGAGCGGGGCTGGCCGGCCCTGGTACAGGGCGGCGAAGGTGCGTTCGCCGACGGCCTTCCGCTTCGCCTCCCAGTCGGCGACCGTGCGGCCGCGCGCGGACAGCAGCCACTCCCCCGGTGGCCGGCCGAGCGCGTCCGGGGTCTGCCCGTCAGCGAGCGCCGGCACGTTGAGCACTGGCCAGTCCTCGGCCTCCATCCGGCCGGCGAGGTCGTCCTCGTGCCACCGGGTCTGCACCACGATCACCGGGGCGCCCGGGGCGAGGCGGGTGAGCGCCACCGATGACCACCACTCGTGCAGGCTCTCCCGGATCGTCGACGAGTCGGCCTCCTTTTGGCCCTTGAGGGGGTCGTCGACGACGAGCACGTCGGCGGGCTGACCGGTGAGGCCGCCGCCGACACCGACCGCGCGGAGACCACCGGCGTGCCCGGCGAGCTGCCAGTCGGAGGCGTCGGCGTGGGAGCGGTCCACCTTCAGCCCGAGGTCGCGGCCGTAGGACTCGATGAGGCTGCGCACGACGCGCCCCGAGGTGCGCGCCAGGCTCGCGGCGTAGGAGGCGACGACGACCCGCAGCTCGGGGTCGTGCGCGAGCAGCCACAGCACCGCCCACCGCAGCGTGCTGCTCTTGCCCTCCTGCGGAGGCAGGGACAGCACGAGCCGCCCGTCGCGCGTCGTCGCGGCGGCGACGACTCGGCGGGCGATCAGCTCGAGCGCCGGGGTGCGCACGGTGCGTCGGTCGAACCGGGCGGCGAGGTCGAGCGGGGTCGGGCACTGGGCGAGCAGCACCGCGCGACGCCGCGCGAGGCCGCGCTCCTCGTCGTCCTGGTCGCTGTGCCCCTCGAGCTGGTCGGCGGCCAGGGCGAGCGCCCGGTCGAGCACCGCGGTCACGCTGCCGCCTTCCGGAGCTCCCGAGCCCCGGCAGCGCGCGCCTCCTGCGCGACCGGGCCCGTGACGCCGGCGGTTGCGAGCGCCACGTCGATCGCGCGGATCACCGCGGCGGCCTGCCGCTCGCTGATGCGGGCCATGCGCTCGTCGATGTTCAGCTTCGCCATCAGCCCGAGGACGTTCGCGCACCGGTCCATGGCTCGCTCGAACAGCGACACCTCGGAGCGGAGCTGCTCGGCACCGGTGGCGAACGACTCGTACCGCAGCCGGCCACCCGCAGCCCCGCACTGCTCGCAGGGGGCGTCCTCGACGAGCCGGTTCACCAGCGCGGCGAGCGCGTCCTTCCACGACACCACCTGGCCGGCGAGCTTCCCCAGCTCGGTGAACGGGTCCTCGACTGCGGGGACGTCGAGGCGAGCGAGGCTGCGCCGGACCTGCTGCTCGACGATGCGCTCGGCCGCGGCCGCCCGGACCTGGGGGGCGTTGCCGCCGTGCTTTCGGCAGACCGTTGCGCCGTGGACCGGGTAGTTGCCGCAGGGGTCGCCGTTCGTCTTCCGGGCCGCGCACTTCGGCTTGACAGTGTCAGGTTCCATCGGTGCCCGGCCGGTCCTGCGGTTCCATCGGTTCGCTGCTGCCGCTGGGTTGTGCGCGGGTGATGTGGGCGCCTCCGCAGCGGCGGCAGTCGTAGGTGGTGCGGGGGGTGGTGATGGGTGACCCGGAGAGAGCTGCCCGGGCGCGCCGCTCGACGAGAGCTTGGTCGGCGGCGGCCCGGGTGGGGAAGCGCTCGATCGGGCAGGTCACCGCGGCATGCGGCACCTCACGTCCGGGGTCATCGCGGGGGCCTCCGGGGGCGGTGCAGGTGGTCGTTCGAGTCGCGTGTCTAGCGACTGGCCAGACACTAGACGATCACTTTCCGGGGGGCGAGCACCGAGGTCGTCTCGGCGGGGGGTGTCGAGTTCCGCGACGCGCCGGTGGAGCCGGGTGTGGTCCTGGGCGATGAGGGCGAGCGCGAACAGGGTCACCCAGGTGAGAGCGCCGTTGATGTTGCCGGCGAAGAGGGACAGGCAGGAGAAGGCGCCGGCGACGAAGGCGATGGCTCGCCAGAGCGCGAGGTTGATCCAGTAGTGCGCGGTCGCATGGTCGGGCAGCCGTCGGCGTGGCCGGCGGAGTTCGGGTGGGGTGGGTG